TAGACCTGCTGTACCTAAACTAATACCAGTTGGTGATGTTTCGCCTGTATTAAGTTCAATTATATTATCTTCAACAGTCATGTTTGCTGTATCGATAGTAGTTGTGTTACCTAATACTGTAAGATCACCCGTAATTCTTACTTCTGGCGTGTCCAAGGTGAGTTGAGTTCCTGATGAAGAACTTGTTATAATCTTGTAATCACCGGTTACTTTTAGTACATCTACAGCCATATGTTAGGATCCTTTGTCTATAGCATTATTTAGTCAAAAGAAAAGGGCAAAGCGAACTCTGCCCTTTCTATTAGTTATTATTGTTGACCTTCAACTTCTGCTGTTGCGTCAGTTGTAGAGCCTACAGTTAAGCCTTTTCCAATGTTAAATTTAACATTTGCAACGTTTGCAGTTCCGCCTTCATACTGAATAGTTCTGTTACGTAATTTTGTAACTTGTACTACAGATGAATCATCTAAGACAGCATTAATAATAAACTCGCCTGAGCCTAAGCCGCCTGCTGATTTATTAACTAATTTAAGAGTCTGTGTAGTAGTTCCATCAGTAACAATGAACTTGTTAGTAGATCTTTGTGATACAATCCATGCCGGAGTTGTAGCACCGTTTACTTCAGACGCAGTTGCAAAGTAGTATGCAGAACATAAAATTTTGCCAGTACCTTGTCCGATTTTTCTTTTATTAATTGGTCTTCCCATTTTTTTCTCCTTGTTGACGTTCTAGGTCTACGCTGTGGGTTAAACAGCATAAGTCCAACATTGTGTCGGCCCTTTCTAACGTGTAATGTATTTAGTCAACTCTAGTAAAGAGATGCATAAGATGTACAGAACTAAAGTCTTTTATAGCACGATTAATTTTATTGCATTGATCTTTATGCTTTTGTATTGTGCTATCTCTTTTTTGTTGACGGTATTGTAATTCTATTTGACTTAGTTTATTAATTTCAGAACGCATGCCTGCACAGAATCTAGCCACGTCAAATTTAAATTCTGGAGCAGTTTTTGTAAGTTCTCTAATATCACTTTCAACGTTAGGCCAATCCAGACTATTTGTAACTTCTCTTATATTACTCATACTAATATTTAAGAAGTCATAAAAAAAGGGCGACATAAAGCCGCCCTTTTCTTACTTTTGTACTACTCTCTATTAAGAGAATGATACGTTACTGATTGTAACTTCACCTAAGTAGTCAGCCGCATTACCAAGAGATGATGCAGTGTTTGTTAACTCTACATAACCATATCTTGTCATGAAACCTACTACTGGTTCAAATGTATCAGGGTCTAATACAACGCCTGAAGACATTAGAGGAATGTATGGGCAGTAGAATGCCGCCGCATCAGCCTCAGATGAACCTTTGTAACCTACAAGCACTGAAGTGTTATCAGAAGCATATGCATCAACATATACTCTCATAGCATTGTTCAAAGTACCTACAAACTTAGTGTTTGTTGGTGCTTCAAATGTACCTTCAGTTGATCTTGCAAACGCTGAAGTTGTAGCAGACTGAAGAATTGTTAACGCTTGTGGCGAAACAACTGCCCAGTTACCAGCACCTCTACGTGTACGTTGTGCGATCTTGTTAGCAACTCTGTTAATTAAAACAGCAAGTGCCGCATGTTCGTCACCAACGAATGTAGCAGTACCACTTACAGCCGCTTGGTCAAATGCTTCTTCATCAGAAGCAAGTGCTCTTAATGAAGCAAGGATCTCTTGATCGATCTCAGCAGTAATTTCTTGAGCAAGTGCCGCCATAATTTCTGCTTCGATGTCAATACCTTGTTGTGCTTGAGCATCTTGTGCCGCTTCAAATGTCCAACGAGCAGATAGTTTACGTGATTTCGCTTCTACTGCTTGTTTTAAGATTTGAATTGACAACTTGTTACCAGGTAGACCTTCTAAAGCCGCTGTAGCCGCCGCTTTATCATCCAATGCACCTGAATAAGCAGTTGCAATTTTAAATGGTGATAATGCTTCGTCGCCAGCAGTTGTGTCTGTTCCTGAAGTTGAGTTCACTGCATCTGAGTAACGTACTCTTAATGTGTGAATTTGTGAAACTGGTCCAGTCATAGGCTGTACACCAACAATTTCGTTTGCGATAACTGTAGGCATTACACGTCTAATTACTGGAAGGATCACTCTGTTTAGTGTTGCAACATTTCCTGCGGAAGTTGCACCAGCAGTTGCCGACTCAGCGAGATAACGTCTAGTGTTCTCGAGAGTGACGTCCATAACGCTTTTCTTGTGACCTTTTAGGCCTTCAAGCAATGCGCCTTTGGTTGCCTGCCAATTTTCATTGATCATTTCTGACATTTTGTCCTTCTCCTTTTTAGTTTAATCCCGCTAATTTGCGGAGTTCAATTAAGTTTGACTTTTCTTCTACCGGTTGTTTGAATTCTTTATTGCCTGTTACTTCTGTGCCTTCATTTAATGCCTGTTTTTTCGCAATGGTTGGTTTTTTATCTTCCATTACTGCTGGTAGGTACTTGTCAAATGCTGTGTGCAATTTTTCAGTTTGCACTGACTCTAATAGTTCTGACATAATTTCTCTTTTGTCTTTACCAAGTGGAGTCAACAACTCATTCATCACTGCAACACGTTTCGCGTCGTCTTTCGCTTTAGCAATTTCTGCTTGCTTAGATTCAACTAGAGTATCCTTCTCTGTGATGGTTTTCTTAGCCTCAGCCAACGCTTCTTCTTTCTCAGCAACGATTTTCATTAACTTCGCAGTTTCTGATTTTTCGTTTAAGTATGAGTTAGAATATTCATTAGCAAACGCTTCGAATAGTTTTCTACCAAAGTGATTTTCGCGAGCCGATTGAATATCTTCTTTCAACTGTTTAATCTCTTCAGCAAGTTTTTTACTTACAGTTTCCTTAACAATGTCTGCTGACTTAGTAACAAACTTTGCTTTTACTTCTGCAAATTTTTCTTTGGCTTCTTTTACAAGTTTTACCTTGGTTTCTGCCAAATCTTTTTTGTCTTCTGCAAACTCATTGATTTCTTTTGCGAGTTGCTTAACAACAAAGTCTTCCAATTTTGAAAAGTTTTCGCTGACCTTAGCACGGTCTTCGTGTAACTCTCCAATTTCTTTAGTCAACTGCTTGAGCATAAACTCTTGCAGTTTCTCAGAATGTTCACCGATATTCTTCTTATATTCAACTCTTGCTTCCGCAAGTGCTTTCTTATCTTCAGCAATTTCAGCAATTTCTGATTCTAAACGTTCGGAAACCATATTGTCGATTGCTTCGACCATGTTCTGCTTATCATGCTCGTAGCGTTTCGCAAATTCCTCACGGAGTTCAGCAGTAACAGTGTCTTTGTTTTCCTTCACTTTTTGGTCCCATGCTTCTTGTAAGTCAGAACGAACTTCCTCACCTAGCAAGCCTGTTTCAAAAAGTTTATTAAACATATCACTCATTGGCTTCTCCTTATGTTACTGCAAGCCTTTTATGACTCGTAGCATCTGTTCTTTGAGATACTTCTGTGCTTTAGCATCTTTCGATACTTCATGCGCCGCCATCATCGCACTATAACCACCTCTTGTATTCATAAAGTGTTCATAGATTGGTGTTGGGTAAGCACCTGGCGCACTTGGTTGGGCCACCACATCAACTGTAATGATCTCAAACCCGTTAACTTCTCCAGTGGATTCATTAACTTCACCTGCTCCACGTGAACTGACTCCCAGTTTCACACCTGATTCTAACATGGTTTTTACAAGATTGCCCATTGGGGTTGGCAAAATTTTCATCTTGCCAAACCCGTTGGGTCCATCCATCCACATATCTGTAATCATATGCGATACACGATCTAAATTGACCTTTAAATCATCTGGGTGATCAACTTCACCTAGTACAGAGTAACCGCCGTCGATCTGATCCTTGAGTGTCTTTACAGCGTTGCCTATCTCGGAGACAGGGTAGATACGCTGGTTTGCGTTTTTAACACCACCCTGAATACAAATGCCTTTTAAATAAAGGTTTTTGTTTTCCCCTTCACCTTGGGACTCAAGGGTGACTTTCGCCTGATCGAACGTAAGATGTTCTCTTAAGTATGCCATATTGGCTAACTCCTAATTACTCAGCACTCTTTGGTGCAGATGCTTTACTAAAAGTGTCGCCTGCTTTAGCACCTGGTTCATTCTCGAAAGATTTTCCCATGTCCTTTGGCTTTGCTCCACTACCGCCCTTTTCTTCACTTCCACCGCCAATAGCGTGTGCTTTAGCATCGTTAGGTGCTTTAGCGTTACCTGCTACTGGAGATTTGGTTGCATCAGCGCCTTCGGAATTAGATGGAGCAGAAACTTTTTCGACATATTCTCTCATAGTTTCGCTAGCGGATTTAGGTTCCTTTGCTTCATCTACAACGTCTGCTTCTTCGTCTGTTGACTCAATAGCAGGTTCCATTGCTTCCTCTTCGGCTTCTTCTGATTCTTCATCACCTTCTTCTTCACCTTCGTCCTCATCGCCTTCTTCTTTGTCGCCCATCATGGCTTCAAATTCTGCTTTAAGGTCGTCTAGTGCGTCTTCAAGGTCTACAACACGGTCTTCGATGTCACCATGTTCTTCTTCATGGTCATCCATTTTACCGTCGTCGTCAAAATCCATATCGCTGTCTTTATCGCCAGTAACTGCATCAATCATGCTGTCTGTTGCGTCACCACCGATTTCTTCGATTGACTCTTCTTCAAAGTTTTCTTCAACTTTGTCTTCGTCGGACTCGTCTTTTGCTTCTTCAACTTCGTCTTCATTAGACTCATCAGTTGCTTCTTCAACTGCTTCTTCATCTTTTTCCGCAGTTTCATCGACTTCTTCGTCTGACTTTTCCTCAGACTCGATAAGTCCTTGGTAAATTTCTTTTGATTTCTCTACCACGATATCGTGGAAAAGTTCTTCTGCTTTTTCTTTGTCTTCGTTGACTAGAAGATCAAGCAGTTGTTCAAATTTGCTTGTATCTGACATTGTATTTTTCTCCTTTATTCATGTTAATAGGCAAGGCTGTCAAGTGTATTTACGAAAAAACCACTTTTACCACCTGAAATAGGTGATTTTTTGACGTTTTTGACAAAACGTACCAAATTACAGTTCTTTTTGGAACTGATCATATGTAATTGTTTTAAAATTATCATAATTATTTAACTGTGCGGGGCAAAAATCCCCACTATTAATTACCCTAACATAGGTTATTTTAGGGTTAGAAGTGATTGTTTTCTCTGTTTGACGTAGCCAATTTCCGTAATATGTGGCAGGCTCAGCGGATTTTTTATAGTTTTGCGTGTCCGCATATATGTTATTAAAGCGTTTTCCGCCGTTTAATCCCATGTAATCAAAGCCAAGAATGTATATTTTGTTGTGATTATCTTCGCTGGCTTTAAAAAGTGCAGTAGGTCCACTGCTCCATCCTAGGCTGGGTTGGAAGTAATTTAGGTTGGTGTAGTTTTTGTATCCGTTATTATAGTTGGTCCATACCACATGATTATGATGATATCCGTCTGCTACTATCTCATGCACCATCTTAGGATCAACGGCAATTAAAACATCAGGCTCAAAATTTCTATACACAGCGTTACAGGCATAGATATTTCCCTTGCCACGCAGTGTTTCTAAGTCTAAATGTTGTCGAGAGGTACCATTACCTAATACAAACGCTGTGTTCATGCGTGTATTTAAATGGTTTTATTAAATGGCTTGTTCTTCTTGAGCAGGTTGACCGTACATCAACTGTATAAATTCAATTTCTTTGGCTTGTTCAACTTCTCTTGCTTCTGATGTACGTCTAATGTCGTTAAGTTGTTTAAGTGTTAGTCTTGTTTTTCTAGTATCGCTGGGTTTAATCACAGAAATATCACGCTCTGAATCATAACGCTTGTCATCTTCAAAGTCTTGACCGTTTTTATCAAAGTAGAAAAATTCTTTTAACAACATAATTTTATTTACCTTAAATTGTTTCACCCGCACCAGGTGTATCACCTGTTGTGTCTACTGGTGGTTCTGGTGATTCTGCATCAGGCTCAGTTGATCCGAGTGTATCTAGATCAGATTGAATACCGCTTGGAGTTACTCCGGCGCTACGCATCTCTGCTCCTGCACCTACATTGTTAAATGATTCTCCTGAATTCTCTTCGCGCCACATTGTTTCGTTTTCTGCAAGTTCTTCTTGTGATAATCCTAAGAAACGTTTTAGTGCAAAACGTTTGCTCATGTAAGGAACTTCTTGTAGTGAAGCAAAAGTATTAACACGAGCATTATCCATTTCACTTTGTCTGTAACTTGCAAAGTTTTGTGGTGGATTCATTTTTAAATCAAACAGATTGTTGTCAATATTAACGCCTTTGGCATTCATATACATCTTGAATTCTCTATCAAAGATGTATGCAACAAGATTTTGTAGTCTTGTGCAGTATTTGTTAAATCTTAATTCTTGAATATAAGCAGTGCCTACCCTACCATCGTTATACTGTGCGGCAGAATCATCTGCGCCGGTAGGTAAGTAAGAACTTGGAATACGTAAACCACGGAATAACTTGTTGGTGAAATATTTTAAGTCGTCAATTTCGCCCAAATTAGTACCGCCAGGTAGTGTTTCTACTTTGGAACCACGTCCTTCCGCTGTTGTTGGAAAGAAATAGTCCTCATTAATTGATAGTGGATTAAAACTAGCGTCAATAACATTAGTACCACCGCCTGTTGAACTTGGAATTCTACGTTGATGAATTTCATTTTTAATTCTTTCAACAAATCCCATAGCAAGGTGAGTAGGCATGTTACCTACATCGATGTAAAATACTCTTCTTTCCGGTGCTCTTTGCACACGGTAGATAATAATTGCATCTTCAAGTAATTCTTTCTGCTTATAAACCTTGAAAACACTTTCTAATAAACTGTTTCCGAACGGAAAGTTTCTGTCCAGTCCTTCACTTAGTGAAAGGTGTACAACGTGTTCCGCTTCGATTGCTGTTTGATTCATTGTTTTTTCAAATCTTGAACCATACTGCTGTGGATTTGATCCAGCAAATCCTCTTCCATATGCACCGCTGGTAGTTGTATAGTCAACCTGACCTGTTGGAGCATTTGGATTTTTCTGTGTAACGCTTAGATGTTGGAAATTGATGTTGATATCTCTAATAACATACTGCTCTGGTTGTTTTCCTTCGCTTTCGTTAACAATAATCTTGTCTACTTTTGCGGGATCTATGTGGAACAGTTTAAATGTTTCAGGATCTCTTACAAAAAATGCATCTCCGTATTTGAATACGTTACGCATTACCCTAAAAATTCTTCTGTCGAATTGATTTAAATCAACCCATTGTTGCAAATAACTTTTTAATATTTTTGTTTCAGAACCTGTTGCCTGTTGTTTAAAGAAAAGTTGGAATGGTGTTTTGTTTTCTGTGTTTTCCTGCGTACAAAACTCTGCAAGAATATCCAAAGCGGCATTAACTTCACTGTCAGCGTCCATCGTTTCATACTGACCGTATCTTTCAATTCTGTTTGGATGTCCAGAATACACATCAGGTAGATATGATGAATAGTTTGTTCTAGCAGGACCTGTTTGTCCTACTCCTGATACAGGACTATTTTTTCCCGAAGTATCTTCTGGTTTGTATTCCTGAAAGTATTTTTTCCAACTCATCTAATTTTCCTAAGCATTTTCAACAGCACTTATAACCTGGCGTGTCAAATTGTTCTGTTCTCTCATTGCATTTGCAATCATATTTAACGATTCTTTTAAGTTTACACTCAAATGCTGGCCTCCGTCAACCCCATTATTTGCCATTCTGTTATATCTCGCGGTTTCACCCTTATCTAAAACACGTTCGTCTTTGTGAATGTATGCCAAAGTATCCGCAGGTTCTTTCGTCAAACCGGTCATTCCCTGTGTGCCAAAACTTCTGTATGTTGGAGTGATACCGCCAAACTGTTGTGCATTTTTTAAAGTTTCCGAATCTCTTAAAGGATTATACCTATAATGATAGGAAGTTCCTGTCATTTCGTCATAATACGAACGACTTTCGTCTTCGAGAAACTTTTGATATGTATTTAATCTATCAATTACTTTTAGCATTTGATCTATTGGCAACATCTCGGAAGTTCTTTTTCCCTCATAGTCCTCATCGAGTTTATACATTGTTTGACCTTGCTTGTTTGTATAACTTTCGATTAAATCATCAATTCCCATCCACCCTACTTCATAATCCTCAAATTTCTTTAGTATAGCGTCTCTTCTACCACTCAATATATCTTTAGTCTGTTGAATGTTAGCCTTTACTCTCTCATCGATCATCTCTTTGAGGAATTTTCTGCCACTGTCGGTAGTTTGTTCATTTCTGGCTTTTTCCAACTCCTCCATGGTAGCACCGCTATATTTTGCTTCTAGATCTCTTTTAAGTCCTTTGTCACTAACAGCAATGCCTAGTTTGTCATTAATTGCTAGCCTTAGATCCAACATTAAATCTGTCCAAACACTCTTTAACCAACCAAAGAATCCTTTTTGTTTAATGTCTTCTGTTATTCCCAGCATGAATTTGCTAAAATCGTCAGCCATTATTGGAAGAACTTCTGCCAGTTTTTTCAAGGCACTCTGTACAGTCTCGGAACCTAGTATTTGTAAGAAGGTTTCATTAAAGACATCTCTAATTTTTTTCATTGCCAGTTCTAATTCAATAAATGTGTCTGTTAGTGTGTCTGTTTCACCTGCGGCACTTGCTTGAGAATTTAGGTAAGCGTTTGTAAATAGTGCCATTGAACTTCCCGCTTCACCGTATTGATCTCCCATCATTCCTAATATGGTAAAATATTTTGAATTTTTGTCAACAAAGGTTTTGTTGGTTTGTGCTAATCCCATCAACTGGCTGTGCATCGAGTTTGTAAACATTTCCAAAGAACCGGAATGGGCCTTTGCCTGTCCGGCTAGGCTTGTGAATGTTCGATTTAAGCCTGGCATCAGTGATGAAAGATTTTGTGCGCCTTCGGTTAGTGGTGCAACTCCCATCAATGCCGCCTGCATTGCTTCAGCCATTGCTGGACCGCCGGTGCTGGCCGCTTTGATTAATTCTTCTGATGCTAGTTTTGCACCCTCTGGTAGAGTAGCAAGGAAGTTTTCAAACATCTTGTTTTGTTTCATTCTGTTTAATTCTTCTTCTTGCTCGTCAGCAGTTTTACCTGAAATTTCTGATAGTCTTCTTAAGTTCTTGACATAGTCATCTGAATTTTCAACCAGATAACTCATGCTCATTGTACCTTTTTGAATTGCTAGAGCATTAGCGGCAACCAATTCGTTGTATCTTTCGCTTTGTTCTTCAAAACTTACTCCGTATCGTAATAGTGTTCTGCCAAACTTATCACTCATTTCGGCAGTTAATTCTACTGCTTTAGCGGCACCCTGTGTTGCGGTTCCCATGTACGCCAATCTTTGGGAATTTTTTGTAAGTTCCCCGGCCGCTTGTGCAAGCGATACGCCCAGTTTTGTGCCCAATCTGGTCAGTGTGGTCATTCTATTACCAAACATGATACCACTGGATGATAATTGCTGGAATGTGTTATAGTTTTTTTGAAGCAAACTAACAACCGCTTCAAGGGCACTGCCTAGGCCCAAAAAGTCTCCGGTTGCACTTTTGATACCTTTTGCAAGATCAACAACCGTTGGTTGTGCATCAATTAAGGATGTGCTAAACTGTACCGCCGCACTTCCTGCGTGTGCAAGGGCGGTAAACCCTTTAACAACACCACCCACAACCTTACCAAGGAGATTAAACCCAACGTTAACAACATTGAGACTTTTGCCTAGTTTTACCAAACCAGCGGTTGTTCCGCCGGCTCCACCACCAACTGCACCACCAACACCGCCGGTTCCTTTACCACTTTGGATTGCCTCCAAAATCTTCTTCATAGTGGCTTCTTCAGCCGCTCCGACTAGTTCTATGCGTTCGCCGTTGATTTCAGCAAATATGTTTGCCATTATTTAAATCCCCATTAAGTGCGTATATAAATACATTTACTAATTATTAGTATAACGTTATTTATAGAGGATAGCAACCATGGAAAATCAAAGCGTTTTAAGCAAGTATAAACGTCAACCAAAAATTTACTTGAATTTGCCCAGCGGAGGCAAGTTTTACAAATCCAACCCAATGGAAAAATCAGGGTCTGGAGAATTACCAATTTATTCAATGACAGCCAAAGATGAACTATTAATGAGGACACCGGATGCACTAATGAACGGTGACGCCACAGCAGAAGTTATAAAAAGTTGCTGTCCTTTAATCACCGATCCGTGGGATATTCCAATGATTGATTTAGATGCTATCCTAATTGCAATCAGAATTGCCACATACGGTGAATCCATGGACGTAGAAGTTCCGATTATGGGACTGGAAGAGCCAACTACCGAAAAAACATCGGTTGATCTTCGAGAAGTGCTTGACTCAATGCAGGGAAAAGAATGGCCTAACACATTCAAGTATCAGGATTTAACGTTTCACATGAAACCTTTAACCTACAAACAAAGCACAGGATTTTATCAATCCACATACGAACAGCAAAGACTTACAGGGTTGTTACAGAGAGAAGATGTACCAGATGAAGACAAACTTAAGGCTTTTAAAGAAGGCTTTAAAAAACTCAGTGCTGTAACATTAGACATGATTCTAAGCCAAGTTATTGCTATTGAAACTCCAGACGGAACAGAATCGAATCCAAGTGCTATTAGAGATTTCTTTAACAACACAGATAAGGATACCTTTGTAGCGGTTGAAACTCATTTGGAAGAAGTAAAAAATAACTGGACGATCAAACCTAGACGAATCAAGGTAAGCCAAGAACTTGTTGATAAAGGAGCACCGGAAGAAGTAAACGTTCCACTGATGTTTGATCAATCAAGTTTTTTCGTATCAAGGTAGCAACACTCTCGATTTCTGAAATTATAGAATACGTTAAAGATCTAGAAAATCAAGCAAAGAGTATTGTTGCCGATCTAATTAGATTATCCTGGTATATGCGTGGTGGACTTCAAATAAAAGATGCTTATCAAACCACCTTTGAAGAAAGACAAGCAATAGGTGAACTTGTTCAGGAAAATTTTAAAAATACCAAAGATACTGGAATTAGTTTTATCTAATTGATTTAAGCAAGGCTCGCAGTTTATTTCTGCCTTGTGGATCATCCAATGCTGTTCTTACCGCTTGAAGAACCGGAGCAAGTTCAGATAGTTCATTTTTGCTAGGCACTCTGCCCTGCTGTATTTTGTTCAACCCTGTAATAATAAGTTGTGGATTTTCAAATCCCAATTCCTGCTTGAGCATGTTCAAACCACTTCTGGTTTTGCTGTCGGTGTTACCTTTTTTATCCTTGGCTATTTCATCACCGTCATCGTATGCGTTTTTAGCCTTGTCGATTTTTTTGACTATTTTGTCTTTAAGTCCTTTTAGTCCCGTAGGATCATCAAAGCCTGATGCAAACGCACCAAGTGCATTAGTTGGATCTTTTGTTTTTACGGTTTGTGTTGATTTGCCAATACCAAACTGTTTTTTCATTGCCGCAATTTCTTCTTCTGTGGGAGTGTTGCCCGCAATGTTGACCTGTTGAACACCATTGGGTGTTTCGACTTTAATAACTGGCATTAGTTAAATCTCCAAACACCATCTTTGCCCTGTGTCATGCCACCCGCGGATTGACCTGTGCTTGTGGGTTTAGTATCTGTACCCCCGGTATTAGGAGCAAAAGAACTTGCGCCTCCTAGGTCAGCACGTTGTTGGAATCCTGCTCTAACAATGTACATGAGAATTTGATCAATTGCTTTGTCGCTTAGTATTTGGGATTTTGGTACCGCTTCATACATGCTTGCGGCTACTTTTTCTTGTTCCTTGCCACCATCCTGCACGTTGAGATTTGGTTTTAGTGCGGTTGGTTTTGCACCGGTCATTTTTGGTAAACCTTTTTTAAAGTTCTTCCAACCCTTGGCAATTTTTTGTGCTATGCCTGGGTTTGGTTTACCTACACTTTTTGCAATAGAATCTAATTCCTGTGTGTTAGCAATTGGAAAGCCTTTTGCTTGTAGGTACTGTACCATAATTTCTTTTGTGGGTTGCTGTGCATTAGCGTTTTTCCAAAAACTGGTAAACTGCTTTTTAAGTGCATTAGCCTCTTTGCCAATCGCGCCAGCGTCGGCGGCTCGCTGAGAGCCCATTTTTGCGGCAACTTTATCGCCTAGACCTTTTAGCATACCGTACGGTGCTTCATCGATCTTTTTTGCTTCGTTTAAAACAGCAACTTCATTAATTTTCATACCAAAATCTCCTAATCGTATTTATATAATCACAGTTTGAAACATATAAAACCAAATAGCGTAGTTTAATTGTAATAAGTACTTACCTAAATATTTACACGATGATTACAAAATATATAGTGTACGAAAATGGTGTAGAAATAACCGTTGCTAATTCACAGGAAGAAGCACACACTTGCATAGAGTGTATGCGTACACAGAATCCACATAAAGAATACGAGTTAAAGGAAATTCAGATTAGTTCAGTTAAACCTGGTTTCGGAAGAGATCCTGATTTACATTAACTAATACAAGTAAAGTGAACTGCGTTCACTTGTGTTTTTCGCTATCGCTCAAACACCACTTTCTTTTTCTTAATATATAAGAACAATAATTGCGAAGCAATTTAGCATCATGTAGATTGTTTCAGTCAGACGGAACCTGTTTACGGTTCCATCTAATCTTGAACATCATGTGAGTTCGTCACAGCCAAGACTTGGAAGTAGGTTTTTGTTTATACACCTGTTTGTGGGGCTCTGACCTTTCCCCTACCTACGTCGACATCACGTAAAAATCTGCTAACAAATCGCTTTGCTATCGCAAGCCGCTTCGCGGCATCTTACGCTACCTCCCGCCTCGTTCCGTTGCGGAGAGTTTTTTCAAACACAGTGTTTTCGACTGACAGCATTCAATCTCCGTTAACCAGTTGGCCCAATTTGTTTGATGGCTTACCTCACAGTGGTGGTCGATCAACGTGTACGAGTGTCCTTCTCAGGGGACCTTTTACTCAGCGGTATTTGCAAACTGGCCCGCCAACCTTATGTGCTGTTATGTTTTGCCTAATTTTTCGAGTGCTTCTTTGAGAATCTTTGAACTGCCTACTCTTACATTAATAATTCCGTTATAATACTCGTCTGTCTCTAATACTCTGCGTTCAAATTGTTCTCTAGCCTCAAGATAACTCATTAAGCCTCTGCTATTACAAAAATGGAGAATTTCGCGTGTGAACTTTTCTGGGCCTAGTGCCTCAACGTCTGCCTGTAAATGATCTGAAGATCCCCAATAGTCTCTCCAATCACTTTCAACTTTGCTTCTTCGTTTGTTTTTCTTGCCTTTGAGTGGTGGGCGTGTTTTCTTGAATTTTGCTAATTTTTTGCCTACGTACTTACGATTGTTGGTAGTGTTTGTTATCAGGTAAACAAAACCTTCGCAATCTTGCGGAAGTTCTTGTACTATTTTGCCCTGATAAGTCCACTCCATAGTGATACTTACCGTGCCTTAAATTTAGGTGTCTTGATTCTGGTTTTGAGTCTTATTTTGCTTTTTTTCCGTTTTTAATGCCTTGCGTTTTGCCTGTATTTCGTTGCGTCTGGTCGTGGCTAACCTTCTAATATCACTAAGAATAACTCGTGCTTTGCGTCCAGTTTCATCAAAACCTTTTGCTTCAAAGCGTTCCTGTGCGTTATAGTAATCCATCATTGCTTGAACAAGCAACTCATGGGTAGATTTAGGCATTCACAACCTCCGTGTCGTTGGAATATGAAGTGAATCCGTTATCCTTAATTACCTTCAAGATGTTATTCACACGTGAAGATAGTTCATCTTTGTGCGAAATGAGATATATGTTTTTACCACGATCTCTAGCCATCTTTTTAAGAATACCGATTGAACTTTCTACACCAGCGGCATCCAATCCGTTATCAATAAGTTCGTCAATAAACAACAAATTAATGTTCTGATATAGACTTTCCCAAACGTCACGGAACGCCCAACTCATTGATAAAATAAGTCTATTTCGTTCTCCTCTACTGAGGTTATCAAAGTCTAAGTCACGTCCTAGTTCTGTAATTTGTACCGTTAAATCGTTCAAAAATAATACCTGATGCGGTAATCCTGTGCGTTCTAGATAGTATTGTAAACGCTTGTTAAGGAATGCCAAGTTTTGATCAATAATACGCTTACGAATAAAAGAGTCCTTGCTTGTTAACAGTTTGTACAAGAAGTCCATATGTTCCTTCATTTCAGTTAGAGCATTAATATTGTCCCAACTTACTTCTTGTAGTGCTTGTTCACGCAATTCTTTCATTTGTTCTGTATACGGATTTAATTCTTCTTCTTTTTCACGTTTTCGATCTTCTAGACTTGCAAGATTGTTTCTATGATTATATGCTTCTTCACTGCTATCATAAAATGTTTTCGGACATCCGTTAATATTTCCAATGTCATCTATTTTCTTTTGTACATCTTTTAACTGCAACACGATGCCGTCAATATAAGTTTGACTTTCTGTTACATCATTTTGTTTTTCAGCAAGAATTTTTCCATGTGCTTCGTCATGTAAATCCTGTCCACAAGTAAAACATTTTTTGCTTGCAATGTCTTTTAATTCTTGTTCATATTTTGAATGTGTGCGTTCGGCACGTAACAAACTACTTTCTAAACTTGCCTTTTCTTTATTAAGATTGGTAAGTTCGTTGTTTTTGTTATCCCATTCTTCTTTGTTTTTATGTGCTTGAATTTCTGCATCAATATCAACCGTAATTAATTGACTAATTGCTTTGGTTGTTCTTGCAAGTTCTTCTGCTTGATTTGCGTCCCATGCTTTTGATTTAATTTCTAAATTGTCGATTGATTCTTGTACTTTTTTGTTTGCTGTTTCAATACCTTTTATTGTTGCTTCTTCTTCACTAATAGCATCACGCACACGCTTTTGTTCATCTTTTAGACGTTCTGCTTTTTCGGATAGGATGGTGATGCCCAACAACTGCTCAATAATTTCTCTTTGATCATTGGCTTTGAGTGAAAGGAAAGGCTCAGTGTATGTGTTGAGCGCCACCAAATGCTTGAACATGGTGTGTGTCATGTTCAGTAATTGTATAATATCTTCTTGTGTTTTACGACTGTCGCCCTGTGACTCGTCAATGTCGTCAGCAGTAACATCGATATCTTCTCTAAAAAATTTAAGAATATTTGGCTTACGTCCACGTTCAATACGATAATTTTGACCGTCTTTTTCAAACTCAACGGTAACCAACATACCTTTGCCGTTGGTTTTATTAATTAAGTTTTCTCTACGAATTTTTGTAAGTGCTTCGCCATACAATGCATAACTTAAAGCATTTACAATGGTAGTTTTACCCGTACCGTTACGAGAACCTGCATCGTCTCCACCTAAATCTAGGTTTTCTCCTAGTACAAGTGTTAATAAGTTCTTATCAAAATCTACTGCTTGAGTTTGGTTACCCACACTCATAAAGTTTTTAACTGTTATTGTTTTGATTTTAAACATTATAATCCTCTATAGATATCCAACAACAGATTAGGTTTATATGTTGTGCTATCTATTTTTGTTATTTGATCTGTTACAATTTGATCCACTGATTCAAAATCAATTTCGCCTGATTCTAGTTTGTTTATTTCGTCATCAGCATTGGTGTCAGGCAATAAACTAATTTCTCTAATATCATATTGACTTGAAAAGTTTTCTTTAATAAAATTTGCTTCTTCGTAACTGATATCAATATCGAGTGTTACTCGCAAATACAGATTTTTAGGAGAAAGTATTTCTTCCGTTTTATCTAGTAATCTGCTAAGTGGTATAGTTCTATATTTTGGACAATCCGGCCAGTCGATGAACTCGGGCTCACCTCCCCATTCTAATATCATCATACCACGCTCATCATCCCAGGCATCGGCGTAATTGTGTGGAAAGGCATTGCCGATATAATAGATGTTTTTGCGTTGCTGACGTTTGTGGAAGTGGCCCGTGAACACCATTTCTTGGTTAGCAAAGTCGTCTGCTTTGATTTCTCCTGTATCAGGCATTTCAACCATAGCATTCATTTTGAAGTTAGGAAGTTCAAAGTGTCCAAACATATATTTGCACTTCATCTTTGCAACTTCTTTCCATTCTTCTTGCACTAACCATGGAACCAATGCAACATCATCAATGATCATTGGCTCGTTTACCACAGTAATACCTGGTACGTGTTTACCAAATACTACACTGTGAATCTCTCGTTTGTCTTTGTAATACAAATCGTGGTTGCCTGGAAAAAAGTAAAACTTATCAAATGCCTTACCTAGTTTTTCCAGTGAACGCAAACTAGCATCCATGGTGGTTAAATTTAACGCACTTCTGTTATGATGCCAGTCGCCTGTGAATATACCTACATCACAGCCGTTTGCTTTTGCTTGTTCAATATACCAATCGATGAATCTTTCGCAATCATCGTTGTGAATTTTTGAGTTACTTTTGAGACCGAAGTGTATATCCGTGAATACCGCGGCCTTTTTAAATAATTGTGCCATGCCTTTCCTTATACTAATCTCTATATTATACGAGATTTTAGTTTAGTTTGTCAACCTAATAATCTGCTTTTGGACGTCTAATACTCTTGTAAAATTCTGCCAATTTTTCTTTATCCTCTCTAAACACTTCTTGATTCTGTCTTGTGAAAGAAGGATTAAGACCATTTTCTTGTAGAATGTCGTCTCTAATATTTTGATTTTTCTTTTCTATGTTTAGTACCCGTGTAAACGAGTTTGTAACAGCCGCCGTGTAATACGCAAACGGGTTTTCACTTTTGCTTTCGTCAAACTGTAAACCAATTTGCGACAGTTGTAGCACAGCCTGTGCTCGCATTTCGTCGTTGTATGTGTATCCACGCCAGTTGCTTCTTGTTCCATAACGATCAGCAAGTTTTAAGAACATGCGTCCTAGTTCTTCCGAAATACGACCGTGATCCTTGCTAAAATAGCCGTTGTGTACTCCACCTTTCCAGTGGCTCTTACCAACACAAATTAAGTTGTCCTTTGCATCATACTTCCAATGTTGAAAAGGAGGAAAGTTGCAACGTTCATGTTCATCTGCTACTGTTTTGGTTTTGCGTTTACGCCCAGGTGCTAGTGGAATATGATCAAACGTCATGATTCTAAAAATCAAATCAGTTTTGTCAATTTTACGCCAATCCGGTGTAACATCCGCTAGTTTTGTCTTTTTATCGCCTGATTCACGTGCTTGCTCGTATGCTTGTTTACCGATACGTTCTGCACGATTACGCTTTGCTTCTGCTACTGTTAGTCTGTTAACTTTGTCTAAATTTGCTAAAATGATATCATATGTCGCATACTCGTCGTCAGCATACGAACTAAAACTGTTCTTACTTTTATGGATCTGTTTAAGCAGATCTCTGTTATTCAAATATTTTACTTTTCTCATGAGAGTCTCCATGTATAAGTAGTATTATAAACTACGTAGTTAAAAATTGCAATAAATATTGTTACCAAAAGGAGCCAAAATAATATGCCAGATAAAGATGATTGGTGGAAAACAAATTCCAACCGTTCAAAAGATGCCGCAAAGCAAGGAGCCAAGGATACCAGCACGTCTTCGGGTCTTAATGGTTTTGGTACCAATCTTGTAAAAAATTTAAAAAATGCAACCGGGTTAGGCGGAGCATTTGAAAGGCTTGGCGAAAAACTAGGCAAAGGTGGAAAAGAACCTGCTAAAGAAGAACCATTGAAACAGTTTTGGCAAGAAGGTGGAAAAGCATATGAACGTGATCCTCGTATCAAAATAAGAATTCCCAGAAATTATTTACAGGGTCCTGCAAGGCATCTAGCAGATGTAGAAGATAATGCAGTTGTTTTCCCCTTTACTCCACAAATAGTTGTACAAACAAGGGCAAATTATAATGGATTAAACCCTGTGCATAGTAATTATACATTTTATTCATATCAGAACTCACAACTGGAGGCAATATCAATTGTTGGAACATTTTCAGCACAAAGTTTAGCCGATGGTAGATATATGCTTGGTGCAATTCATGCATTGAGATCTGTTACTAAAATGAGTTTTGGGTCAAGTGGTAATTCAGGTGCACCACCCCCTGTGTGTAGACTAGACGGTTATGGTGCATACCAATTTAATAACATGCCTGTGGTAATCAGTAGTTTCTTTTACACTCTAAATGAAGACGTTGATTACATACAAATTACAGACGAAGCAAGCGGAAAAGCAACAAATGTACCAACAAGAGCAGAATTTACTATTGAATGCTTACCAGCATTTTCAAGAAGAGATCAGGCTCAGTTTACTATTGAAAAATTTATAACAGGTTCTGAAACAGAATCTAAAGGAATGATCTAATGTCAATATATTCAAAAACAAGTTTATATGGGTCAACATTGCAGGAGAATCAACAATTAGATATTTTAAATTACAGAAAGATTCCTGAACTTACTGATGACGTATTATATGAAATAAGACCACAATATAATTATAGACCTGATTTACTAGCAAGTGATTTATATGATGATCCTAATTTATGGTGGGTTTTTAAATCAAGAAATCCAAGTGTGCTAGAAGATCCTATTTTTGATTTTGTTTCAGGAGTTAACATTTATATCCCCACAGAAGATACAATAAGAGCCGTCATCGGAGGAGCATAATATGGCAAACACTGAATCATGGGATTGGACCAGATTTTATCCTGGTGTAAAAGGTCGCCATAACGTACTTCACGATTATAATCTTTACAACTATAATTTTGCACTAGTAGCATTATCTGCGAATCAACTCGAAAATCCCGACAGTTATAAAAATCAAATTTTTACCAATGGAAAAGAAAATCCAGGATTTTATGTTGTTGCTAGATCCGGCGGATATGGTAGAGATAACAGTACCGGAGGATACAAACAATCAGGTGGGTCTCGAGATAAAGATATTTTCATACAAACTGTTCGTTTTGAAACAGTGTGTGGAATAAACAGCATGGGTAACAGTAACCTAACCAGAGGAACAATGACTTTTGTTGAACCGTTTGGTGTTGCTGGACTGTATGAAGAATTATTTGCCGCCGCAAAATTTGCAAAACACGAGAATTATATTAGAGCACCGTTTTTATTAGTGGTAACATTTGTAGGTAGAACTGTTGACGGAGATGCTGTTATTCCTGAAAAGACAACTAGACATATTCCTATAATGTTTACAAAAAGTGACATGACTGTTACGGAAGCAGGTGCAGAATATAATGCAGAATTTGTAGCATACAATGCGATGGGAGGATCAAATATAAATCAAACACTATGGGATGATGTCGAAGGAAGAACGAGAGAGACTGAAACAGTAGAAAGTGTTTTGACTCATTTGTTTTATCAACAAAATGAAAAATATGAAAAGATGATAACAAAAACTCAGGAATCTGAACAAGCCAAAGGTAAAAATGCGTCAGCCTTTGTGGCAGAGAGAATTGATAAAGCAAGAGAAATAAGAGGGCAATCAGGCAAGGGGTCAGAAGTACCAATTGATGCTTTTGTTCCTGAAAAATGGTGTATTTGGTTTGCACAAGATTATTCATCGTTCCCTCCAACGGTGGGTCCGGGCACCAAGATGACTTACAAAGATTGGAAGACAAAAGCAGAATTTATAATTGACACAGAAAAATCTACTCCCGGAAGTAGCAGTGCTCCTTTTACTAACAAATTTGCAGAAGCAAACTTTGACACAGACTCGGGTTTTATACCAACACCAGGTCTAAAAATTAAAGATTTTGATAAATCAGTTGATGACGAAACAGACAAAATAAAAGCGGAGCAAGACAAAATTAAAACCGCACAAGGTGTTCTTACTGGTACAATAAATGCGTACAAGGCTACAAAAAAATCGTTAGTAGCAACAGCAAAATTATATATTACAATTCCAGAAGAAAAGAAATCAAGTTCTCCTGATATTAAAGCAACGTCGGCACCAAAATTTCTAATAGAAGAAACGACCAAGCAAACACAAGAACTAGAAAAAATTGCAACATCTGTTGCTTTAACTCCGCCAACGGTGCAATACGTTAAGGATGATCAACCACCTGCAAATACTACTCCGACCACAAAGGATACCCCAACTGTTGCAACATTGATGGCTAAAATTACAGAATTAGATGGAGAAATTAAAAAACAAGCAGGAGAGATTAAAAAAGCACAAGAAGCCATTGAGGCTAGTAGCAAAACGGTTGGAACACTTAAAGCCACACCATATACACTGTTTGGTGAAAAGGCAAGTCCATGGAGTTTCAAAAAAGGATTTAACTTATCAAACGCAATCCATCTTCTAATAGCAAATTCATCCTATATGAAATTGTTTACAGATGCAGGCAAAGTAAATGAAATAGCACAGAGCGAATATATACCTTGGTATAAAATTGATATCGTACCGAGAATAATAGCATTTGATGTTGTAAAAATGGATTTTGCTTATGAATATCATTTTATTGTTTCCCCTTATGATATACATTATAGTAAATTTCCTGGACTTCAAATTATTTTTTCAACAAGAAAATTAAGAGAAAGAGCAGTAAGAGAATACAACTATACCTACACAGGAAAAAATTTAGATGTTTTAAGATTTGATGTTAGATACAACAATTTGTTCTTTACACCGATGTTACTAGTTCCGCCGGAAGAAGAAGCAAGTTCATCAACGGAAAATGCAGTAAAAACAAATAATGCTTTTATGCCTAAAACTATGTACCAAGATGCAATCAACAACCTACAGAATGGTGTTTCAAATTATTTAGGCGCTTCGGGTGGCTTGCCGTCACAGATGATTGAAAAAAGTCAATATAGAAGAACACAGGTTACTAACAGGGCACAAATTGCTCAAACCCTGCAGGATTTTCTTTATAATCCACCAGCAGAGCAAGCATTAATTAGAGCAGAGATTACTATAATAGGCGACCCTGTTTACATAATAGGAAGCGGAATAACTGAAAGACCAAAATTAAATTCAACCGATCCTATAGTTGAAGATACGGGAGAAATGAATACATTTACCAGAGAGCCTGATATAGTTTTTAGTCTAAGGTACCCTGACGATATTCCTACTGCTTCAGAACTTGAACAGGGGGTTGACGTACAACAACGAATTAAAGAAGGAGGCCTAAGCGGTCTTTATCAAGTTGTAAAAATTGAAAATATGTTTGAAGAAGGAACATTTACACAAACAATACATGGTTTAAGAAGACCAAATCAAGAAAAAGATTATGAGAATCCGGGTCGTAGGACCTTCTTAAAAACAGACGGTTCAGACAATAAGGATTATAAAGCAAATAACGAGTGGTCAAACAGAGGAAGATAATAGGAGAAGCAAAATGTTTCCAACAAGTGCAGAAAATAAAAAAACAGAACCAGCAGATCAAGCACAAACAAATATACACAAGAAACCTACCATAGTAACTGTGCCATCCAATGCTTCTTCCAAAACTAGTTTAATTAGTGCGGCACAAGGAACAGGAACAACTGCTGTTGGCTCGGGAGTTATTTCAGGAAGTCAGGCCGCGGCCAAAGGAGCCGATGCGGTTGCAACAGCAAAAGCAAATGTACAGAAAGTAAAAAGTGCAATCGCTACAGCACAACAAGCGGCAAGCGATCCTGTTGGTTTTGCTTTAAGTGCAGTACAAGCGGCAACTGGATTTAGCATTCCAAGCAGTCCAGAAGGAATAGCATCTTTATTAGGAAAATTTGCAGAAAAACCAGATCCAAGAGGTGACGGAACAACTGATATATCAAAAGAGAAAAAAGAAGGATCTAGCGTATTAAGTAAGTTAGGTGATGTTGCAAGTTTAAATCCAGCAGATGCATTATCTAAAGTAACATCTGCGGCAAGTCAATTTGTGCCCGAGGGAGTAACAGAAGCAGTAAGTAGTGTTACTGAAATAGCATCATTGGGCGGAGTACCTGTTGATAATGTTGTTAGCACTGCTGTCAACAAAGTTACACAACCTGTACAATCTAGTTTACAAAAAGTAAAAAATGTTACAGATAGTACACAAGGAATTATAACATAATGGGAAAAGGTATATTCGCAAAACATTCTAAAACATTAAAGGTCACTGCACCTAAGCATTTCAACGAGTTGCATGACACATTATTTGATGTATTAGTAATGGGCCAGGTAAAAGAAATTGGTGGTATTGATTCTTTTAAAGTAAAATTATTAGGAAAACAATATACTGATTCAGATCCTATTACTGTAAGGCAGTTATATCCATACATTAGTAGTAAGGATAGAAACTACGTAGGTTCTGATGCTAAAAAATTTGATGATTCACAAACATCATCGGGATTTATTCTACCAACACCAGAAATAGGAACACAAGGATTAATAGCACTTGCAAACAAAAACTCAACAGAAGGGTTTTGGCTAGGAGGTATTATGCCTCCAGGAATAGGACACACTATTCCAGACTTTTCAACAACTTCTAATATAGCGGCCGAAAAAAGTAAATTAGATGAGTACGCAAGTGGTGTAGGTTTACCAGCATCAGAAATTCATTATTCATCTAATGATGGTTCAACAGAACCTACTAAATTAAAAAGAGCAATTCATCCTTTTGCAGAAGTATTAAAAAAACAAGGTCTGTTGGTTGATACAGTTAGAGGACAAACAACATCAAATCTGTTAAGAGACAAAAGAACAGGAATTGTTGGATTTAATACTCCTGGAAAGTTTGCTGAAAAGAAAGATTTAATTGATGTATCTATAAATTACAAAAAAGAAAAAAGAGAAGCACGTCTTACTAATTTAGGCGGTCATACATTTACAATGGATGACGGTGATTTTCTTGGAAATAATAATTTAGTTAGAATTAGATCTAGCAAAGGTGCTCAAATACTTTTACATGATACTGAGGAAATAGTTTACATAGCAAATCAATCCGGCAGTGCTTGGATAGAAATGACAGCAGACGGCAAGATTGATGTTTATGCCAAAGACAGTGTAAGCATTCATACAGAAGCAGATTTTAATTTTCGTGCAGACAGAGATATTAATTTTGAAGCAGGCCGTAATCTAAATCTAAAAGGAACAGAAAGAACTTATTTAGAAGCAAGTGAATTAAGATTGCTTGGAAAAATTGATGGTAGAATAGAAACAAGAGGACCTTTAGACATACAGTCAGACGATGCAAGAATTTCTGCTTCAGACTTTTCTTTAAGCACCGATAACCTAGATATTAGTAATAAACTAAACACAAGAATTAGAACGGGCGAAATTGATTTGGTTTCACAGTTTGGTCAACGTTACAGTGCAGGTACAGGTATTGAATTTAAGACCAACTTGCCTGAAAATCAAATTTGGAATAAGGTAACGTATAATCCTCAGAGAACATACTACAAAGGCAACACTGTTGTTTTTGCAACACAATTCTTTAAAGCATTAACACAAACCACATACCCTTCTAGCAATAACGCACCGGTACCGCCGCAAGCAGGCGAGTATTGGGAAATAGTTCCTCCGGTTGTACCAAAGACCACTCATGCTGACTTTAGGATTGATACGAATATTGTAGGACCATTGGAAGCAAAGTTTCAAGTTAATAGTAAGCACGATATTAGGTTGACAACTTTAAAGGGTAAAGTACAAGTTGTCGCAGTTACAGATACAATTGATATAACATCAACGAAAAATGTACATATTGATGGACTTCAGGTACATCTTAACTTGCCAGGCCCAGGAGCATTACCTTCTGATCCTATTGCAATATCAGCATTAGGCATACCTACACCTGATTCTAAAATTCCATTCGACACAGGTGCTGAAATGCCGTATAACGTTCCTGCACTTGGAGTATTTCCTAATGAAAAGACTGATAATACTCTGGAATGGAAAAAAGGTTACTATGCATCGGACACACCATTGATTAGCATAATGAAACGTATACCAATGCATGAACCATGGTCTGGACATGAAAGTAGAGATAAGAGTCTTTCATCTAGTGCCTACACTGACATAGAAATAAGCGGTAAATAGAGTTATGGGACAGTATAAAGAAATAAACATACAAACAAAAACTTCTAATGTAAACAATGCTACGAAAGTATCGCAGTTTTACAAAGGAATATCTACGATTAACGAAAATTCAAAGTCATTTTCTTTATATGACACAGAACTAATAAAACAAGATATTCTTAATCATTTTAACATACGCAAAGGAGAAAAAATATATAATCCGGAGTTTGGTACTATGATTTGGGGTATACTGTACGAACCACTTACTGAATCAGTTAGAGAAAAACTAATGGAAGATGTTTCAAGAATTATTGCGGAAGATCCTAGGGTCGATGCACGTAACATAATCATTGAAGAAAAAGGGTATGGAATACAAGTGTTGTTAGAACTTGAATTTAGTGCTTATAACCACATTGAAACAATGGTCCTAAAGTTTGATCGAGACAGTGGTTTAAGCAGTCGGTAATAATATACGCAGTTTATAATTTAAGGTAAATATTTGCATGGCAAGTTATGACAGACAAAACTCACTTTTAGTTACAGAAGACTGGTCTAAGATCTATCGATCATTCACAGACGCAGACTTTACAGCATATGATTTTCCTACTATTCGTAGGACAATGATCAACTACCTACGTAAGAATTATCCAGAAGATTACAATGACTATATTGAATCAAGTGAATATCTTGCACTTATTGACGTTATTGCATTTTTAGGACAAAGTTTAAGTTATCGTGTTGACTTAAATGCTAGAGAAAACTTTATTGAAACTGCTGAGAAAAAAGAAAGTGTGTTACGACTTGCTAGACTTGTTGGTTATAACAACAAAAGAAATGAATGTGCAAGCGGAATTTTAAAAGTTACAGGAATTCAAACCACAGAAAATTTAACAGATAGTTCAGGAACTCCTTTAAGAAGTAGATTTATAACTTGGAACGATGATTCAAATCCAAATTGGTTAGAACAGACAATTACTATTATGAATAGTGCATTTTCTGGATCAACAATTTACGGTAAACCTAATTCGTCTGAAATTATTGGCGGAATACAAACTGATTTATATAAAGTAAACAGTAACAACACAGATATTCCTGTTTTTACTTTTAGTAAATCAATTAACGGTACACAAACTCCATTTGATGTGGTTAGTGCTAAAATTGATTCAACAAACATTAGTGAAGAAACTCCTTTACCAGGGAATACATTTGGATTGTTATATAGAAATGACAAAAAAGGAAATAGTTCTGAGAACACAGGATTCTTTGTACATTTTAAACAAGGAGAATTAGTTACTTCAGATTTTACAATTAACGATCCTTCAAACAATGAAATCATTAATCTAAATACTCCAGACATAAACAATTCAGATGTTTGGTTATGGGAATTAGATCAGTTTGGAAATTACAAAACCGAATGGACTAAGTTAGACAGCACTATTGGCAGTAATGCAATATATAATTCTATTTCAAATAATAATAGAAAAATTTATACTGTTGTTTCTAGAGATTTAGATCAAATTAGTTTGAACTTTGCTGATGGAAATTTTGGTGATCTACCTAACGGAACTTTTAAAACATATTACAGAATTTCAAAAGGTGCAACTTACACAATTAGACCTGCAGATATGCAAAACATTGTTTTAGAGATTGGTTACACAAGTAAGTCAGGACAACAAAATACATTAATATTGCAATGTGCTTTACAGTCAACAGTGACAAATGCAAGTGCAACAGAAAGTGTTGATAACATCAAACGTAATGCACCACAGGCCTACTACACACAAAATAGAATGATTACAGGAGAAGATTATAATACTTTTCCTTTAACTTCAAGTCCACAAATTGTTAAGGCAAAAGCAGTTAACAGAGCAAGCAGTGGAATTAGTAGACAGTTTGAAATTAAAGATCCAACAGGAAAATATTCAAGCACCAACATAATTGCAGACGACGGCATAATTTATAAAAATGATTTTGAAGTTGATTTTGCATTTACGTTTTCATCTAGAAACGATGTATTAGGTGTTCTTAGAAATAGAGTCGAGCCAATTATTGCCGGAATTGCAACAAAAAGTTTTTACTATGATAAGTTTCCAAGGGTTAACACCACAGGACTTAACATTGATTGGGTAAAGTCAACAAATACGACAGGTGGAGTTACTGGTTATTTTAGAAATACAGTTAATGGTGCACCAATCACTGTCGGATCATTTACTGGAAACAACTTCAAATTTATTGCAACTGATTCAATGATTAAATTTGTTCCTCCAAGTGGGCGATACTTTTTACCTAATGGCGAGTTAACAACAACAAAAACAAAAACTACTAGAGATTACATCTGGGTTAAAGTTTTAAATGTTGTTGGTGATGGTTCAAATGGCGGATTAGGAGCGTTGGATGACGGTACTGGTCCTATTATATTAAGTGAAGTTATTCCAGCACTGTCAATACCAAGTGAAATTATTCCTAATATTGTTACTGATTTACCAAGCGATATTGAAACAGAAATAGTTGACCTAGTGTTTAACTATAAAAACTTTGGAATCAGATACGATCAATCAACACTTACTTGGAAAATTGTAACAAACGCCAATGTTAACACTATTGATCCTTTTAGTTTAGATAGAGAAGGTGATATATCTGGAACAAAAGCAGATAAAAGTTGGTTTGTATTATTTGAAACAGACGGTGAAACTTACACAGTTACATATCGTGGATTAGATTATAGATTTGAAAGTGAAAATCTAGTACAATTTTATGTTGATGCAAGAGGAAAGACATACGATCCTAAAACAGGATTAGTAATCAAAGATCAAGTTAAAATTTTAAAAGTTAATGAAGATCCAATATTGGATACTATATTAACAAAAGATTATCCATGGGAAATCACAGGTACTATTAGAAATCCAGATGGATTTGAAGATACTAACAGAGTAGAAGTCAATTTGTATGATTCTGATGACGACGGAATGATTGATGATCCAGACAGTTTTATAAATGTTGTTGCACCCGATTCTGTTGACGTTAGAGGATATAAAGATAAATTTGTTTTCTTTCAAAATACTGTAGTTGATAATGTTACTGTTGCAAAAAAAGTTTCTGCAACCAACTTTATAATTTTTGATAAAGAAAGCAGTATTCCTGCACTAAGTGATTATACAAATGGACAATTATTTTATTTCTACGGGTCAACAGAAAATGTTGTAAAGAGTTACAATTCAACAACAGGTTCTTTAGATTTACAAAATTCTTATTTTGCAAAACCAGGCAGAGATGGTGTTAAGTTTCAATATATTCACAATGCTGAAAATGATCGTAGATTAGATCCAAGTAAAACAAATATAATTGATTTATATATGTTAACTGAAGCATATGATGATTCTTATAGATATTATATCAACAATGGCGGAACAAAACCAGAAGAACCAAGTTCAGAACAACTTAGAAGTCAATTTGAACCTGCATTAGAAAAGGTTAAATCGATTAGTGATACATTAATTTTTCATACAGTAAAATATAGAGAACTTTTTGGATCAAACGCTGATACGGATCTTCAAGCACAATTTAAAATTGTAAGATCACAACAAAGTGCAATTAGTGATAATCAATTAAAGTCGGGTGTAATATCTGCGATTAATGAATTCTTTGATATACAGAACTGGGATTTTGGTGACACCTTCTTTTTTACAGAATTAGCAACGTATGTTCACAATAAATTGGCGCCGGATTTAGCAAATATTGTTATTGTTCCTCGTAGCAATAGTCAAGCATTTGGATCTTTGTTCCAAATAACAAGCAAGTCAGATGAAATTTTTATTAGCAGTGCTACAGTAGATAACGTTGAAATTATAGATAGTCTAACAGCCGCAAACTTACAGTCATCAGGAAATGTTGTAAGTAGCGTCGACCAAGTAGGTACAGTTTCCGTTACTTCAACTAGCACTTCAAGTAGCGGAGGTAGTACTTACTAATGGCTTATAGTGACAATAGCAACGTTCCTGTCAATTCAACGAACAAGGACAAATATAGAAACAGTTCCGCATTACTGCCGATGTTCTTTAGAACAGAAGCAAACAAGAAGTTTCTTGGGTCTACAGTTGATCCTTTAATTTCAAAAGGACAACTAGAGAGAATTAATGGTTTTGTTGGAAGTAGATATTCCAAAACTGTTTCTCCGAATGATAGATATATTCCAGAACCAACATCAAATAGAAGAAGATATAATCTATTACCTAGTGTTGTAATCAGAGACGAGTTTGATGATCGAACAAATTGGTTAGGTACATATGACGACTTACTTAATCAATTAAATTATTTTAATTCAAACACAGACAACCACGATAAACTATTTTCAAGCAAATACTATGCGTGGAATCCACACATTGATTTTGATAAAATTGCAAATTATAGACAGTACTATTGGTTACCCCAAGGTCCTAGTCCTGTTACAATTACAGGATTAGCAGAAGGAACCATTAGTGCTTTTACGGTAACTAATCAAAATTCAAAAGCATGGGTGTTTACACCAGACGGTAGCAGTTCTAATCCTGTTATTAAGTTATTTAGAGGAGCAACATACAAGTTTGAAATTAATGCTCCAGGTCATCCTTTTTATATCAAACTTGCTAAAACTACAGGAAGTGATGATCAGTATGACAGTGGTATTACAAACAATGGTACAGAAAATGGTGCAGTAATCTTTACGGTATCAAAAGGTGCTCCAGATATCCTTTACTACACCTGCGGTAATCATCAAGAGATGCAGGGAATTTTTGAAATCAAAAATGCTGAAGATGAATTAAACATTAATATCCCTACAGAAATTTTAGGCAAATCAGAATACACAAGTTCGAATGGTGTTGAATTTACAAACGGACTAAAGGTAAATTTTGACGGAAATGTTACTCCTAGCACATATAAAAATAAGAACTTTTATGTTGAAGGAGTTGGTGATAAAATTAAATTATTACCTGTAAGCGAATTTGACACTCCGGAAGGATATGGACAAAACTTTGATTATGAATTTGACATTGAGTCATTTGATCAAACACCTTATGATGATGCAGAAAGTTCTCCTGAAACACCAGAGTATGTTACAATTAATCGTGCAAGCATTGATAAAAATCCTTGGAGTAGATATAATAGATGGTTCCATAAGGAAGTTATTGAAAAAACAGCCAAGTATAACAATACAACAACTGTACTAGATGAAAATCTACGTGCTAAACGACCTATTATAGAATTTTTACCTAACATTCAGTTACACAACTTTGCTGTTCAAGGGTTAGGTAATATAGATTTAATTGACACTGTTACTAAAGACGTTTTCAGCGACATTGAAGGTCACATCGGTTATTATATTGATCAAATAGATTTAACAGCAGGCATGAGAGTAACTTTTAATGCTGACCCTGACATTACTGTTAAAGGTAAAATTTATGAAGTTCAATTTATTGAACATGGTGGAAAAAGTAGACTACATCTAGAAGAAGTTGACACTCCTGTACAAGGACAGGGTGTTGTTGTAACCAAAGGTATTAGTAATAAAGGAACCAGTTGGTATTTTAACGGAACCGAATGGGTTAAGGCACAACAAAAAACAAAAATCAATCAATCACCGTTATTTGATTTATTTGATCAGCAAGGAGTAAGTTTTTCAGATTTAAGTTATGGTGTTGAAAACTTTAAAGGAAATGAACTTGTAAGTTATAAAGTTGGTACCGGTGCTAATGATCCTGTACTAGGATTTCCGATTGAATATCAAAACGTAAACAATATTGGTGATATTGTATTTGAGTTTGACTGGGACGATTCTAGTTTTGTTTATGCAAAAAATAATCAAAATATTTTACAAGACACAGCAAGTGGTAGTATCAAAATAAATTCATCTCTTACAGAGAATGTGTTTGAATCAGGCTGGAGTCTTGTTGAGAATAAAACAAGACAGAAGATTGTACAGTTAAATGATACTACTATTGAAACTCCGTTTATAGAGATTATAGCAATTCAAGATCCTGGATTATATATTAATGCTGACAGTATCTCTATACAAGTAGATGGAAATATTCTTAAACCGACAACAGGTTTTACAACTAGAAAAAGCGAAAACGGTAAACAGTTATTTGTTGACTTTGTTAATTCGGTACCTTCTGATACTAGAATAATTACAAAAATTTTAACAGATAAATTACCAACGACATTTGGTTTTTATGATACCCCTATTAACTTAACTAATAATAGTGAAAATAATGATCTCAAAATTTTTACACTAGGAAGTGTAACAGATCATGTTAATACAATTTTTGTAAATGATAGAAGAATACACGGTAAATTTAATTCAACATCAAATGCTAGAGACATTAAAGACTTATATAAAAACGGAACTAGATATGTTAAACACCAAGGAAGTTTGCTTCCGACGATATTTGGTTTAATAGATTCTGAAACAAATGTTATTAAATCTGTTAGAAAAAATGCTGTAGATTATAATATTTTTAAACAGAAATTTATCGAAACGTTTGAGCAAATAGAAATTAGCGGGTTGCCTAGAGACGATGTTGATGATATTCTATATAAGATATCTCTGAACAATAATGTTCAAAGTCCATATTATTATAGCGACATGGCAGGATATGGTAGAACACTTACAAAATTAGAATATGAAGTTACAACATTTGAACAACAAGTATTTGGAATTCAAAGTAATTTTAATTTAAAAGAAATAAGCAATAGAAGTATCTACGTTTATTACAACGGAGAGCATCTAATCAATAGTATCGACTACGAATTCGATTTAACAGATAACACGGTTATTTTAAAAAGACCAACATCGATAGGTGATACGGTTGTTGTTTATGAATATGAAACAGTAGGAAACGTTATTCCTAATACGCCAACAAAATTAGGATTATATCCAAAATACACTCCTAAAATTTATGTTGATAATACCTACGTAACACCAACAAAAGTAATACAAGGTCATGACGGAAGTAAGACAAAAGCATATGATGATTATCGTGATGATATTATTTTAGAACTAGAAAAAAGAATTTACAATAATATTAAGATAGAATATAAAAGAAATGTTTTCGATAACAATGAATTTAGACCCGGTTGTTTTAGAAAAACAGAATTTAATTATAATGAATATGTAGATGTTTTTAGAGACGATTTTGGTTATTGGGCAAATCTATACGAAATTGATTATTTGAAAAATAATACATCAGTTGAAGGAGATGTTTTTTCGTATAATCTAACAAATACAAAAGACACAATTAACAATGAAGATTTACCTGGGTATTGGAGACAAGTTTATAAAAAGTTTTTTGACACTGATAGGCCTCATACTGATCCATGGGAAATGTTAGGATATAGTGAAAAACCTAATTGGTGGGAAGGACGATACGGCTCTGCACCTTATACAAAAGGTAATGATATTTTATGGAATGATCTAGAAAACGGATTTGATTTTGGTACTGGAAAAGAAAACAAAATTTATGCTAGACCAGGACTAAGCAAAATTATTCCTGTAAACGAATACGGAGAGTTATTATCACCGATCGAAGCAAATTTAGTTTCGGGTTTTATTAGCACTAACTTAGATAACGATTGGGTATTTGGTGATGGTGGACCAGCAGAATATGCATGGAGATCAAGCAGTTGGTATCCTTTTGCTGAACAGGTCGCATTAGCATTATTAAAGCCTGCAAACTATCTTACAACACAATTTGATACAAGTCAAAATATTGTTTCACCTAGCGGTAACATCATTTACAAGTCAACAGGAAAAATAATAGATTTTACAGATGTTAAAGTTCATAATCTTTATTATAATAATGTAAGATACTTTGGATCTGGATATCACGTCTTTGTGGTTGATTATTTAAAAGACAAGGGACAAGACGTTAAAACAGGATACTATGATAGACTGTCTAATACAAGTATGAACTTAACTTACAAAACAGGTGCTTTTGTAAACAAGGAAAGATTACGCATACTATTAGAAAGCAGTAATCCTAACAGTCCTGATAAGAGTATTTTCTTACCACAGGAAAATTATGAAATAGCATTTAGAAAATCAAATCCTGTGTTTACTGCAAAAATGTCAGGTATTATTGTTGAAAAAGTTGATACCGGTTACCTTATAAAAGGATACGACAAGTATCAGCCTGTATTTAAAATTTTCAAGCCTATACTTTCTGAAAGGGATTCTGCAGAAGTTATCGGCGGAACAACTGCAAAATTTGTTCTTTGGCAAGAAAGAAAATTTTATGGTATTGGACAGATAGTACAGTATGAGGAATCTTATTATAGAACAAAAGAAGATCATACTAGCGGAACTACATTTGATCAAACAAAATATTCTAGATTAGCAGAATTACCATTAAGTGGTGGTACAAGTGTTCAGAAGCCAAGAAGATTTGAAGAAACTATAACAGAAATTCCTTATAACATTGTTCTTCCTAATGTACAAGAAGTTTACAATGTAATTATAGGTTATGAAAAATACCTCGAAACTCTAGGTTTTCTATTTGATGAACAAATCAACGAGTTAGGTGAATTGTCTAACTGGTCATTTAGTGGCAAGGAATTTTTATACTGGACTACACAAGCATGGAGTACAGGTAGTATTATTACACTATCTCCTTTTGCACAAAAAGTTAAATTTAAGTATTCAACAGGACAAGTTGATAATGTGCTAGACACGTTTTATGAATATACTATATTTTCCGCAGGTGGCAATCCATTACCTCGTGCAAATATTTCAACAGTGCGTGGCGAAGGAATGTTTGTTCTATCATCGAAAGATACACCAGAAGGAATTTATAACGTTCAGTTGAATTTAATTCAAAAAGAACATATTGTTGTATTAGATGATAAAACAATTTTTGGTGATATTATATATGATCAAGAAGCAGGTTATAGACAGGAAAGAATTAAGTTAATCGGATTTAAAACTACAGAATGGGACGGAGATCTTTATAGTCCGGGATTTGTTTATGACGAAGCAAAAATTAGTCCTTGGCAACAGTTTAAAGATTATAATCTAGGTGATGTTGTAAAATATAAAACTAAATTCTATTCAGCAAAATCGTTTTTGGCCGGCGTAGAAACTTTTAATTACAGTGATTGGATTTACTTAGAAAATGAGCCTAATGCAGAATTATTACCAAACTTAGATTTTAAAATTAGTAACTTCGAAGATTTTTATAATCTTGATTCTGAAACATTTGATGTAAACACAACAGAACTTTCTCAACACTTGATAGGATATCAAAAACGTTTTTACTTGGATAATCTAATCCAAGACAACATTTCGCAGTATAAGTTTTATCAAGGATTTATCAAAGAAAAAGGAACAGCAAACGCTATTGATAAAATAAGTCGTTTAAAAGTTGATGACGTTCAAACCAATGTTGCGTATGATGAAGAATGGGCATTCAAGGTTGGTAGTTTAGGAAGTACATCAACTGTAAAAGAAATTGATTTTACATTAGACGAAACATTAAACGTTGATAACCCTCAAGCATATGATTTTGTTTCCTCGGTAACAACAAATACAACTCCAGGAAATAATATTCAATTATTAGCAAATAAAATTGCTGTAAAACCTGCAGACTATGATAATAATCCATGGCCTGTAACAACAATTAGTGCAATAGATGGTATTACAAGTGAATACATTAACAAATTGCCTGTTGCAGGTTATCCTAGACTTGATGATATTCCTACAACAGCATTTAGTTACAATGATTTAGTTGGTAGTAGCATTATCAATCAATTAGATGACGGCGATATTATCTGGGTTGCAAAAGATAAAAACAAAGACTGGAATGTTTATCAATTAAAAGCCATTCCAGCAAGAGTTGTAGAAACAGACGATTTAAACACAGATTTTCTTGATGGTAAAATAACACTTAACACCGATATTGATCATAATCTAGTAAAAGGCCAAATTATTAGTATCAAAAACTTCAACGACGATGTTGATAATGTTTACTTGGTTGACGAAGTATTATCAAATACTAGATTTAAGGTAATTGGTAATGACACAAGTTCAACACTTGAAGATAGTGCCGGTGGTACAATCCTAGAGTTTTTAAGCCTAAGAGTTACTAATCCGGACGATATTAATGATCTAAAAAATGTTTCTAAAATAACAGCAGGAACATTGGTATTTGCAGATGATGACGGAACCGGCAAGTGGGCAGTGTATCAAAAAATTAATGCATTTAACGAACAAAAATGGTCAGGACCTAATCAATTAGTAGGACAACAATTTGGTTACAATATTGCATCTGCAGATAATGGTAGATTAATTGTTGTTGCCGCACCAGGTTATGGTGACGAAGGACAGATTTATGTACTTGCTAGAGAATTTAACACAGGCATTGCAACGCTACAAACTACACAAGGTTTTGCAATTAGTGATAACTCCAGTGATAACATTGTAAGTGATGCGGGAAGACCTGCACTTGGTACTAGTCTTGCATTAAGCAATGACGGTTCGGTACTAGCGGCCGGCGCTCCAACAGCAAGTAACTTCAAAGCGGTAGATGACAGTTCTTACAAAGATAATTTTAGAGTAAGTGTTGGTGATTTTACAGCAATACCAAGTGATTTTTCACGTGAAGGTGTTGTTACTTTACATACCTATGATACCGAAGATAATCTTTTCAAAAGAAATTATGTCATCGGTTGTAGTGAACCTGAAACAGATGCGTTCTTTGGAACAAGTTTATTAGTTTCTAATACAAAACTGTTAGTTGGCGCACCTGGAAAAACAGCACATCAAGGTAAAGTATATATCTATGACAAAGCAACACTAGCAGATGGTAGCACGGTAGATTGGAACATAAGTGACCATCATATTTTAAGCATACCTAACAGCAGAGATGGAGACAGATTTGGTACTTCAATGACAGGAACCAAAGATCTATCGTTAATTGCTGTAAGTGCTCCAGGATACGAATTACAAAGTGATGATAGTTCTGCAAGCAAAGGGGCGGTGTTTGTTTACAGATTACACAACAACGAATACCAATTGCTACAAACTATTAGTTCTACAACGTTTAATCAAATTGATGCAGGTGATCAGTTTGGATATGCAGTATCAATGAGTGAAAATGGAAACACATTAATAATAAGTGCTCCTTTTGAAGATGCTGGTAATATCAATGCTGGTGCAGTTTTCTACTTTAAGAAAACAGGAGACGATAGCAGTCAAGATTTATACACATATCAACAAACAATCTTCAGTCCATTAAAAGAACTAGAAGAAAAATTTGGTTCAAATATTTCTGTTAATCCTGCAGGCGACGGATTTGCAGTATGGAGTGAACACGGAAGAAATGTTTTAACAACATCATTTGACAAATACACAAGATTAGAAGATAGCAGTCTAGAAGAAACAACACTAGAAACAACATTTGATGCTAACAGTTTAAAACTTGTTGATGAAAATTATGCAAGTGGTACGGTGTTTACATATTCGTTATTGAATACTAAATTTGTCTTTGGTCAAAAGGTTAACTCAGAAACATTAAAGAGTTTTGATGCTTTTGGCAAGGGAATGAACTACACAAATAATTCATTATTAATTGGTGCTCCTAATCATGATCAATATGGAACAGGTGCACTAGGTGCTTTATGGTCTTTCCAAAAAGTTAAAACAGGTGGCTGGAATAAACTAAGAACACAGGACAATCCTGTTGATCCTTACAGCGTTAAGAAAACGTTTACATATAATACAGTAACAAATAGAGTTAAAGATTTTCTTGAAACTGTTGACCCAGTCAAAGGTAAAATTCCTTATCTTGCTGAAGCAGAAATTACTTATAAGTCAGATGTAGATCCGGCATCGTATACACAAGGTGATAGTAGTGTAACTGTAAGACCTACCACTGCATGGACAGAAGAACACGTAGGAGAACTTTGGTGGGATTTAAGCACAGTTGCTTATGTTTGGTATGAACAGGGCGATACAGAATATAGAAAAACAAACTGGGGTACATTGTTCCCTGGATCTAGTGTTGATGTTTATGAATGGGTTGAAACAGATCTATTACCAAGCGAATGGGCAGAAATTACTGGTTCTGTTGAAGGAACTAGTTTAGGGTTTAGTGGTACACCTAAGTATGGCGATGACATTTATGTGACCAAAAATATCTACAACAGAAACACAAGTGGGTTTGAAACAAGATACTATTATTGGGTTAAAAATAAAATTACAACACCTGACAACGCAAATAGAAAATTGCCTGCTGTTGAAGTTGCAAATATTATTGAAGATCCTCAAGCATACGGAATCAAGAGCATTCAACTATTAAGCAAGAATGCTATTAGCATAAGCAATGTTAAAACGACACTTGATGATCAGAACGTTAACTTAAACATTCAATATAGAAATGTTGAAACAGATATTCCTGAACACAATGAGTGGCAACTCGTTGGTGAGAAACAAGATCAGAAGATTGAGAACGAATTATTAGTTAAAAAACTTATTGACAGTTTAGTTGGTTATGACAGTCAAGGTAATCCTGTACCAGATCCAGCATTACCAGTAACAAGAAAATATGGCTTGCAAATCAGACCAAGACAGAGTATTTTTGTGGATAGGCTCAAAGCATTAAAAACTATTGTTACATTCTGTAATGATGTGATGTCTAAAACTAGAGTTGTTGATACAAAAAATATTCAACCTTTATTTGAAAAAGATGCTGAACCAGGTTCAGGATCAGGTAAATGGGATTTGAAAATTGATGACTTTGAAGAAATAAGTCAAATCGGTACACAGGATCTTGTTACAGCAACAGCAACAGCGACACTTACAAATGGTAAAGTTAGCAAAGTAGTAGTAAACAATCAAGGGTATGGTTATGTTAATGCTCCTGAAATTACCTTAATAGGTGACGGTACTGGTGCTAAACTAAAAGCAAATATTGACAGCAGAGGAAGAATAACTTCGATTGATATTCTTAAAAAAGGAGAAAATTACAGTTATTTAAATCTCGAGATTAGACCATTTAAGGTATTAGTGTCGGTTGACGAAACAGCAAATAACAATTGGTCATTATACGAATGGGTAAGTTCTGTAAACAATTGGACAAGAACTAACACTCAAACATACGATCTAAATAGATTTTGGAGTTACAAAGATTATATTGTTAATGGATTCAATGTAGATGAAATTATAAACTATAAAATTACAGCACCTTATGAATTAAACACTATTACTCCTGCATCAGGTGAACTAGTACAGATAGATAATGCCGGCGACGGTAATAAAATGATTTTACGTAAGGTAAATGCCAACGGTACATTCAGTAACGATTATGATTTAATGTACAAGGCTAAATCAACTATACAAATTAATTCAAGCATCTACAATTATCAAGAATTAAATTTTGGTTTTGCTGGTCTAGAAAACTATGATGTTAACTTGTTTGACAGTGAACCAATTACTGAAACAAGAAAAATTCTTGAAACTCTTAAAAATAATATTTTTGTAGATGACCTAAAAGCCAATTGGAATGAATTATTCTTTATTGCAATAAGATATGTGTTTAGTGAACAGAGTTTTGTTGACTGGGCATTTAAATCTAGTTTTATAAATGTTACAAATAATCTAGGAACACTAAGTAGAAAATTAAATTATAAAGTAAGTGATCCTGGTTATATCGAAAGTTATATTAAAGAAGTTAAACCTTATAAAACAGTAATTAGAAATTTCATTAATAACTATGAAAGTTTAGAAAATGTAAATGCAGGAACAACAGATTTTGATCTTCCTAGTTACTGGGACGAAGAAAATAAACGATTTGTTGCTGTTAAGATTACAGATGATAAGATAAGTGAACAGCCTTATGCAAATTGGTTCGACAACTATAAATTTAGTGTTGGTAGAATAGATGTAACCGAAGAAGGTGCAGGATATACAGAACCTCCTTTGGTTGTTATTAGCGGTGGACGTACTAATAAGCCTACAATCACACAAACTTCTCAATTTAGACCGTTGGTTACAACAGATTACACTGATACAAGGTTCTTTGTTAAAACAACAAGCATACCTGATCATGGTTTCCTTAGAAATCCTGGTGTGAATACTGTTACAGCACAGAACTTTACATTTGAAATAACACGAACACCTGTTGAAGCACTAGATAAAGTTGCTACACCTTTGGGCGAAATTGGTGTTGCTGTTAATGGTGTTGTTTTCTACAATCCAAAAGCGGCACTAACAGAAGTAAGAAACGGTATTGAGTATGAACTTAATGCAGTAGAAAGCCATGAAGAATTAGGCATTGATGACGGTAGTGGACATCCACAAGAAAACGGAGTGTATCATTATCATTCAGATCCACGCCTGATGTACACAAAAGATAAAAACAACCATTCACCTCTGTTAGGTTATGCACTTGATGGATATCCAATATATGGACCATACGGTTGGGATTCTCCAACTGGCAGATCAAATCCAAGGGTAATGACATCTAGTTATAGATTAAAACAAACACCAAGAGCAGATGGTAGTGATTCAGACGGAAGATACATTGAAGATTTTGAATATGTTACAGGATTAGGTGACTTAGATCAGCACAATGGTAGAACTTGTAATACTCCAGAATATCCAGATGGTACATATGCATACTTTGTTACTGTTGATCCGGCTGATGTCAATAAAGCAGTTTATCCTTATATTATTGGACCTACATATTACGGTGCTCCTATATTACCGAATGGTAACAAAACATTACCAGGTGATGCAGTTGTTGATGCGGCCGCGGTAGCATATACTTCAAGAGGAATTGTTAGGGAGATTGTAGTTACTAATCCTGGTAGCGGTTATGCAAGTGCTCCTACGGTAACACTTGCAGGTGGTGGCGGAGATAACGCTGTTACAAAACCTGCACTAGGCTATGCTATACTTGAAAATAAAAAGGTTAGAATTAATACTGTTAATATGACCTTTGACAGATTAAGCAGTAACAAAATTATACAAACACAAACGCAAACAGATACGTTTAGAGCAACTACCGGTCAAGTTAGATTTAAGTTAACTTATTTGCCAACTCTAGATAAGCGTGAAATTGATATTAATATCAATAATGAAACAGTTTACATCGAAAACTATCAAGTTAGCATTGTAACAGCAAAAAATAGAACCTATAAGAAAAAAGAAGGTTACATAATCTTTAATACACCTCCTGGTGCAAACGCAACAGTTAAGATTGAATACAAAAAATCAATTGACTTAATGCAGGCCACTGATAGAATTAACTATTACTATCAACCTACAGCAGGTATGCTTGGTAAAGATCCAGCACAATTAATGACTGGAGTTGAATATGATGGTGTACAGGTACAGGGATTAGAGTTTGATATTAGTGTAGGCTGGGATGGTCTTCCATGGTTTAGTCATGGTTGGGACACATTCTCGGGTACAAATACAGATTATGCTTTCCGTGCAGACGGTACAACCACAACATTTACATTGCCATATACACCAGAAAGCGGTCAGGAAATAAATGTTTACTTTGATAATGTTAGACAAGATCCAACAAACACACCAACTATCGTTGGCGATGGTAATACAACAACATTTACACTTGGTGTTGCGGCCCTAGACGGTACACTTGTTGTGTTTAGACAGAAAGAATCAGACGGAAGTCTTGTTCCAACAGACGTAAACAACCTTGATGCTATTATTCAAGGTGGTAACTTTAGTTACAGCACAGCAACAGGTACTCGTCCAGAAGATATTTCATTAGACGGTGACGGATTTGTTACACCAGACACAAGTCATGCACCAGAAGAAGTTGTTCCAGGACAGGTATTTGATAGTTTGAGCATGAGTGTTTATAATTCACCTGCTGATGGTTCACCATTAATTGTAACAAACAGATATTATGGTAATAGTATCAAACGAAATTATGGATTTGATTTATATCCAGGAACACAGGATAGTATATTTGTTTCAGTTGCTGGTGTATATTTAGAAAACGGTATTGGTTACACAATTGATTATCAAAATAAAGAAATTGATTTTGTTGATGCACCAGAAATTGGTGAACTTGTAACAATACAGACACTTAATGTCGGCGGTGCAAACATACTTGAGAGAAAGAGATTTGTAAATGACGACTCGAGCACATTATTTAGATTAACAGCAAATTACAACGATGTAAAAAGTGCGTTTGTTACTGTTAATGGTGTATCACAAAGTTATCAAATTTTAAAAGATACTGATACAGGAAGTGCTGAAATACTTTTAACTAATCCACCTGACACAATTTCTTCAGGTTCTATTATTGAGATTACTGCACTTAGTATAAGTGAAAAGACCTATAGTGAAATTATAAAAGAAACTATTACAGACGATGGTAGTAGTATGTCTTATAGACTTACAAATATTCCTGGAAATATTGCTCCATATCATAACATGGTAATTGCAGAAGTAAAAGATTTAGACACAGGAACAATTACTAGACTGCTACCACCAGATACTGTTTATTATGTAAGTAATGGAATTACACAACAGTACACGGTCAGTCAAGATCCTGAGTATCCTACTTTCTTCCTAGCATTGGGAGAGATTGAAGTTCACCTAAATGGAATTAAGTTGGTGCCGATTAGAGACTTTAACTTTGACACACAAACTAATTTGGTTACATTTAATCAAAACGTTTTGAATTCAGGTGATGCGATTGCTATCACAATACTTAGAAATCATGAATATGAATTAAATGTTACTGGTGATAGTGCTGGTGATACAGAAGCAAATCTAGTTATTATAAAAAATAGAGCAAGTTTACCAACTAATGCCGAATATCAGGTAACAACATTTACAAATCATGATGCTAATCTAATTAGAAAAGAAGTTTACACAGGTAAATTAGGAGGCACTTATAAACTAAGTCGTCCTGCTATTGATTCTAATTATATTTGGGTAGAGATTGATGGTACTCCGATTGTTGCAGAAAGAGATTATAAAGTATTAGACAATAATACAACGGTTGAAATTGATGATAAGTTCACAGTAACTCCAACATCGAGAATTGTTATAACAACATTTAGTGAAGAAATCAGTTACGATTCTATCGGTTACAGAATATTCAATGATATGTTGCACAGATCACATTATAAACGTATTAGTGATCAAGATTCAACAACTCTTGCTGTTAAACTTGATAATACCGACAAAAAAATATCTTTAACTGATGCAAGTTTCTTACAAACTCCAAGTCCAGAAAATAAAGTTCCTGGAGTTATTTGGATTGATAGAGAAAGAATTGAATTTTACAAGATTAATGGAAATGATCTAGAGCAGATTGTTAGAGGAACACTTGGAACAGGAGTAAAAACTTCGTATTCAGCAGGAACAAAAGTAATAGATGCCGGACCAAGCCAAACAGTTCCTTACATTGAAACTGTAAATGTGTATCAAGGTGTAATTAGACAAGGATTACCTAATGGTACAAAAGAACATGTGCTTGAAACAATCAATATTAGTTCAGAGGCAAACGCACACGATCAAGTAGAAGTATATCTAGGTGGTAGAAAACTTCAAAAACCAACAGTTTCAACTAATCCTATCAAGGTGCATAATGTTGAAATTGCATATGATAGTGATGAAACTAATAGTCAAGGTACATCAAGTGATGTATTACAAACACCGGAGTTTACAATCGAAGCAGTAGGTGATTCAACTGGTAAAAATTACTATAAATTAGTGCTTAGAGATGAACCTCAACTAGGTTTAGAACTAAAAGTAGTACAAAAACAAGGCAGAGTATGGCACGAGCAAGGCGTTAATTCAGCGTCTACAGGTACTACACTACAACGTGCGGAAACTGCACAGGCTAAGTTCTTGCTGGAGAGACCCAGTGGCTTGCCTGTAATAAATATTAGGGAATAACCAATGTCAGACAAGGATAAAAAAGTGAAACAAACGTATCAAAAGCCAACAGAAAATCAAGGTGTGCTTATGGAAGGACACATCAAAATTCACGATCCTGAAACTAAAAAAGTGTTCGTGGATAAGAGAAATGCAATCCATTATGAAAATATGAGTATATCACTAGCAGAATCGCTAGGTAACGAAGGACGTGGTAACATTGTTGAAATGGCTTTTGGTAACGGTGGTACTACAGTTGATCCTACAGGCATTGTTACATATCTAACACCAAATAATGTGGGTGTTAATGCAAGTTTATACAATCAAACATATTATAAAACTGTAGATGACAACAATGTAAACAATACAGATCCAAGCAGAAACTTTATTGAAACAAGACACACACTTGGTACAACTTATACAGATATTTTGATTAGTTGTTTGCTTGATTACGGTGAACCAAGCGGACAAGAAGCATTTGATAATTCCACTGACATGGACGGAAATTATGTATTTGACGAATTAGGATTAAAAGCATATACTCCTAATGGTGCAAATCTAGGAAGACTTTTAACACACGTGGTATTCCATCCTGTGCAAAAGTCATTAAACAGGCTAATACAGATTGATTATACAATTAGAATTCAAAGTTTGACAAACATAAGCGAGATTTAACGAATGGCATATAGTGTAAACTTTACAGATAGTATTAACAAAAATCCTATTGTTATCGATGACAATAGTCGTAACACTGTTGACACTTCGTTAACGTTTATAGGACGTAATGAAGCCAGTTACGGTCAAGCGATTGCAGAAAATTTCTTGCATGTATTAGAAAATTTTGCAAATACCAATCCGCCAAACAATCCAATTGAAGGACAACTTTGGTATGATAGTGGAACAAACAGATTAAAAATAAACGATTCAACAGCAGGAGCAAGTAATTGGAGACCAGCAGGCGGTGTTCATGTTGAAGCGGTTGAACCTAATAATCCTTTAAGAGGAGATGTTTGGGTAGATACAACAAACAATCAACTTTATCTTTATACAGGTGCTCAATTCCAGTTGGTAGGACCTAATTTTGCGGGAGGCCTTAAAGCAGGCGCTCAAGCAGAAGAAGTAGTTGATACACAAAACGTAACACACACTGTTATTAAAAACTATGTTGCAGATAAAGTTGTAACAATTATTTCAAAAGATCAATTTATTCCAAGACAAAAAATTGAAGGATTCATTGAACTGTTTCCAGGAATCAATATTTCAAATACAGATTTTAATAATAACGGTATTGTATTAAACAAATTACATGCAACAGCCACAAAGGCAGATGCACTTAACGTAACACAACCGGCTATTGAAACTGTTAATGCAAACAACTTTTTAAGAACAGATATTACTGACACAATGAATGGTCAGTTGTTTGTTAGAAACGATGGTGGTGTCACTGTTGGTGCTAATCAGATATTCAACTTAGAAATTGCAAGCAACAATGCTGTAATTAAAAACAACTCACTCGATGGCAACATTGATTTTAAAGTGTTTCCAGAAAGTGATAGAGATGTTGTTACAGTTATGCGAGTTGATGGCAGAAACAAACGTGTTGGTATTAATCAAGTTTCTCCAACGGTAGCATTAGATGTTACAGGAAGTGGACATTTTACAGAAACACTTCAACTTGCATCAACAACAAGTGCCACATCAACAACAACAGGTGCATTGATTGTAGCAGGTGGTGCAGGTATTGCTGAAAATTTATACGTTGGTGGTAATGCATTATTCCAAGGTCATATACAAGTAGGTGAAACAGGAAGTGGTACAGTTGCTATTCAACCAACAGATGATGGAACACAAGCATTTGATGCACAGTTAGACATTGGTACAACAAATAATAGATTTAGAAATGTTTATTCAGAAACATTTACAGGAAGATTAACAGGAACAGTTGTTGGTGATGTATTTGGTAATGTTAATGGTACATCAGATAGATTGGTTGCTTCAACAGTTTTTAAAGTGTCAGGACACGTTGCTGATTCAACAGGTTTTAGTTTTGATGGACAAACCGGCGGAACAGAAAAAACATTTAACGTAACATTAACACAGGATGCTATTTCTGAACAAACAGAAGTTACAGAAAACGAAAATGATGATGAATTGTTAATTGTTAGATCCGGACAAGGTTTAAGAAAAGTACAAAGAACAAACTTTTTTGCAGGAGCATCATTGGTCCCAATCGGTGCTATTATGTCATATGCTGGACCAATTGCAAGTTTCGCAGATATTCCAAGCGGGTATTTGTTATGCGATGGTTCAGAAGTTGCACAAGGATTATATCCTCAATTATTCAATGCAATAGGTACAACATACGGAACTGGTGTTAATCCAAACACATTTAAGTTACCAGACTTGCGTGGTAGATTTCCATTAGGTCTTGATAATATGGACAATGGAACAACAGTTAATGATGTTAGTGGTATTGCAGTTGATGCAGGTGGTGGTGTTGCAAACAGAGTAACAAATACCGCGGCTAGAAGTTTAGGTGGTACACAAGGTAGTGAAACTATTGATACAAGCAACGTTGCTTTTGGTAGCGGAACACAATATTCATCAACCACAGGTAGCGGACCTTACAATACATTAAATGTTATGAACCCATACTTAGCAGTGCATTACATTATTAGATCAGGGGAGCCAGCGGCATAATGAGTTATACAGTTAATAAAACAGATGGAACAGTTTTAACCATTGTTGGCGATGGTACAGTTGATAACACATCAACAGATATTACCCTTGTAGGTAGAAAATATAGTGGGTATGGTGAAGTATTAAATGAAAATTTAGTAAAACTATTAGAAAGTTTTGCAAATAGAACAGCACCCAACAATCCTTTAGAAGGACAAGTTTGGTTTGATACATTAGAAGGTCGTTTAAAAGTTTATACTGGTAGTGAATTTAAACCAACAGGTGGACCGTTAGTACAAGATACACAACCTCCCGGATTGGTTATTGGTGACCTTTGGATTAACAACGAAACAAATCAACTATATTTTTATGATGGTGTTGATTTAAGTTTAGCAGGTCCAATTTATTCTCAAGCAGAAGGAAAACACGGATGGATTGTTGAAAATGTTGTTGACCAAGGAAACAATGGACGTTCGGTTACAGCACTTTGGGTGAACGGTGAGCGTGTTGGTATTTTAAGTAGATATCAATTTACACCTCGAACAGCAATCAATGGTTTTTCACAAATTAATGTTGGACTTAATTTTAACACATCAGTGGCAGGATTAAAACTGCACGGTACAGCAACATCAGCAGATGCTGTTGCAGGTATTGCTCCTGGACAATTTTTACGTTCAGACGAAAGTGATATTACAACAGGAACACTTGGTGTTCTTAATGATGGTGGTGTTACAATAGGTGCTGACAGTGACTTCACAGGGTTTGTTGACGGAACAGTAACAATATTTAAAAACAACTTGCAAGATAGAGATTGGAAGTTACAGGTTAACTCAAGTGTAACAGGAACATTAACAGATGCAATTTTAATTGACAGTTCCACACTTGCAATAAAACTATTTGACGGACAAACAACAAGTACAGTTACTACTGGCGGCGACTTAATTGTAAGCGGCGACTTGACTGTAAGCGGTAGCACAAGTTATTTAGATACAAATACATTAAGAGTAAATGATAAAAATATCGAATTAGCCTATGGTGATACACCAACTGACGTTCTTGCTGATGGTGGAGGTATTACGCTTAAAGGCGATACTGATCATACAATTAATTGGGCGAACAGTACAAAGGCATGGACATCAAGTGATACATTTGGTATTGCTTCGACAAAGCATTTTCATATTAATAATAACTTAGTACTAAGTGCAGATACACTTGGTGCAGGAGTTGTTAATTCAAGTTTAACAAATTTAGGAATTCTAACACAATTACAAGTTGATGACATTGACATTAATGGCAATACAATTTCAACTGTAACAACAAATGCAGATTTAAACATTGATGTGCATGGCACAGGTAATGTTGTTTTTGATAACGAAGCAGTTAGTCCGGTAACACAAATTAAAGGTGTTAAGGATCCTACTGCGGCACAAGACGTTGCTACAAAAGCATATGTTGATAGAGAAATTGCTAATCAAACTATTGTGTTAACAATGAATGTAACTGGAATGACAAACCAAAACACTTCAGACATTCCAAACGAACTTGCAAAACTTGCACCACCAGTAAATTATGAACTTGGAACACAGGCTAGAATTTTGTGTGAAACACTTTCGCTTGCAGGTACAGCAACAACTATTACTGTTAACACAAGTGGTGTGAGTTCGGGATTAACAAACGAATTGCTTGCTAACCAAGTAGCAGTTGACAAAGACGGTAATTTAAGTAGTGCAAGTGTTATACAGAGTTTAAGTTTTCCAAATGGTCTTACGCCAAGTGGTAACTCAATTGCTGTAGCAAGAGTAACAAAAATATTTGAAATCCAAGCAGGCCCACAATGGGTTTATGTAAGTGATGTATAAGGAATAGAGAGCGATGCCATATCAATTAGATAAAACGGACGGTACAGTATTAATAACACTAGCAGATGGTGTTGTTGATAACTCAACCGATCTACAACTTGTGGGTAGAAATGTTGCAGGCTACGGTGAGCAACAAAATGAAAACTTTGTAAAATTATTAGAAAATTTTGCTAGAGCAGATACACCTCCAAGCAAGCCGTTGGTTGGACAGATATGGTTTGATAAAAATGCAGACAAACTTCGTCCTAGTGTGTTTGACGGAGTGCATTGGCGTAATTTAACAATCAATCAAGTTAGTGCTACAGAACCTCAAGGTCAAAAAGAAGGTGATTTATGGTGGGATACTGTTAACAATAAATTATATGTATTTGTTGCAGATGGTGACCAGCATGTACTTGTTGGACCTGAAAGTGTATTAGGTTTTGGTCAAACTCGTTGGAGTTCAGAAAAATTAACTGACACCGGAGGAACAGATCATCCTGTATCAATTGGATATGTAGACGGTGCACCATATATGGTAATGGCAGATGCGGCGTTTGAAATTGATCAAACTGCAACACCGTTAACAGGATTTACTAGAATTGGTCAAGGTATTACTGCAAAAGGCACAAATGTAGATGGCGTAACATCTAGTGCTACAAGATTTTTTGGTACAGCAGGCGATGCTGATAGACTAGGCGGACGTTTAGCAAGCACTTGGGCAAACAGAAATGACAACGAAGATATTACAGGTGTATACAGTTTTAAAAATGACGGTGGTATCAAAATAGGTGTTGACAGCGAATTAGAAATTAAAATTGATCCTGGTTCTAGCATTGCACAAATTTACAATGAAGTTGGTACTGTTTTAAAACTTGGTGTTAACTATGCCGGTAGTGGTGCTGACAAAGAAGTAATACAAATTATTGATAAAAATATTTTACCTTTTGCTAACAATCAAGTAAGCATTGGTTCACCTAGCAAAAACTTTAGAAACATTTATGCACAGGATATCTATGCAAACTTTATCGGTACACTTGCAGGATCAATGGTTGGTACAACAACAGGTGCTAACAGAGGACCTTTGCAAGATAGTACAGGACAAACTATTGTTGATCCTGATACAGGAAAATCATATACAATTAACGTAGGTAATTCTCAAGCAACAAACGGATTAACAGTTGTTGATGTAGATGCTACAACACAAGCACCTATCATTCCAGCAAGTGCAGGAACAAGAATTGGACGCTTCGAAGGTGTTGCGGCTTTTGTTGATTACGGTGTTTATACAAATCAAAATAATACGCTTACAGGAAACAATACATTTAACGGAACATCACAATTTAATGGTAGTGTTAATGTTACATCTTCACAAACAATTAATGGTTACATTAGTGTTGGTAGAATTGGTAGAGGTGCAATAACTACTCCTAGCGATGCCAATCAAAATATTGGAGATATGTTAATTGATAGGGTTACTATACAAGACTCAAGAATTAACAATCCAGATTTAAGAGCAGGAACAATAACAAACGGAACAGTAATTGACGGTGCTGACATTGGTAAGAATGCTCCTGCAATACAGGTTAAAGCACAAAAATTTGTTGATGCTGTAGGTAGAACAGTTACACGTATTAGTGATGATGGACAATTTTTACAAAACAGTGCAAGCAATTTAGTTACTGAACGTGCTATCAAAGAATATGTTGATACAGTATTCCAATCAACTGGACAAGATATTCAGTTTTATCTTGATACTAAAGACATGACACAAGATGATGTTAAAGCACAATTAACTAGACTTGCTCCACCTAATAACTTTAAAGAAGGAACAACAGCAAGAATACTTGGAAGTTATTATTATGGTAACCTAGGTACTGATAGTTCAGGTAATCCTTTGTATATTAAAAAATACGGATCAACAACAAGATACGGTATTGGTTATATTGGTGGTAGAACAGTTGAAACGTCATACGGTAACGTAACAGATTTAATTAATAAAAAGTCAGCGACACTAGGATATGAATTTCAATTAAGTGCTTCAGGAAATATTAGTGTTGACTCACAATTAATTCCAACAAATGCGGCATTAGGAACATTTACAACATTGTTAACCAATGGTACGCTTACAGGATTCTGTGTATTCAATACAGGACTTAATGCTGATCAAGCAGATGAGTTTTCAACAGATGCTGTTCAAGGAGCAAAAGTTGTAATTGTTAGAAACGGTTTAGTTGAAGCATACTCAAGTGATAGTACATTATTACAAACAGTTGTTGGTAATGTTACGTATGAACGTAATGGAGCAAGTGCATTTAGTGGTGCTGTAAATATAGCAGGATTTGTGTCAACTGTAACTGTTTATAATTTTGATAGAATTGCTAGAACAAGTTCTGCGGCATGGGTTTATAAAGGTAATATTTAATGTATGAAGTTAAAGAAAACTTTATTACAAATGTAGATGAAATTATGCAACTGGTAAAGGAACACGAAATACAAGGAAAGTTCACAAACAGAGGCATAGGCGGAACTGATAAACATTCTACTGCTTATGGTGAAAGCCATTTTAGCAGTTTGTATGAAAAAGATATGGACAGTGAACTTGTTGAAACTGTTTGGAAGACAATACCTGAGGAACGTAAATGGTGTTCACAGATTGTTGTAAACAAATACAAGCCAGGAGACTGGTTAGTAAGGCACCAAGATAGTGCTGGCGGGTATTGGAAATTTAAGTTGGTTTACCTAACAGAAGGCAAGCCACACTTTAAATATTGGGACAAAGATGATGTTGAGCATTTGGTCCAAGAGAAGAAAGGTGCAATGTTTGAAATGCCGATTGATACTTGGCATGAAGTAACGAAAATAGAAGATGGCGAAGAGACAAAATATAGTCTTTGCCTAATATGGGAATAGGAATATGGCAACAGAAAAATTTAAACTAATGTTTAATGCTAAGAATGGTACGCTATTAGGACATTTACCTAAAGGCATGAACACTTTTGGCTTAGACCCAGATGAAGTAAAAATTAAAACAGTATCATATGATCCTGATAAAGAAATATATATTGGAACGTATGCAGAAGGTTCTGTTAAAAAAATTACGGAAGTTGATTCCGGTAAAGCGTTCATTGATGAAGAAATGCTAAATGCTGGTGTTTCTGATAAAATTCAAAATGCTTATCCTGTTCATAGACAACTTAATATTATAATTGATATGTTAGAAAAAAGTGATATTCCTAACACACCTGAGTTTCAGGAAATGATGTCATATATTAAAGATCTTCGTGAAAGAAACAAAGCACGTAAAACAGAATACAAAAACAATACCGATGCGTATTTCTTTGCAGACAAAGCAACAAGCGAAATTGATCGCAAGAAACGTATGGGCCAAGCATAAGGTAAATACTGCTAGTAGAGGAAGAAAATGCCATATATTATTAATACATACAACGGAACACAAATAGCAGTAGTGCAAGATGGTACTGTTGATAACACCACGGACATTAAACTTGTAGGTAAAAACTATGCAGGTTTTGGTGAAATCATCAATGAAAATTTTGTACATCTTCTAGAAAGTTTTGCTGGTGCAAACCAACCACCTAACCCATTAGCAGGTCAAGTTTGGTATGATAGTGCTAACCGTGTTATTAAGTTTTATGATGGTAACAGATTTAGAATTGCAGGCGGTGCAGAAATTGGTCCTAACCAACCAGTGGGTTTAGCGAGAGGTGACTTATGGTGGGAAACAGACGGTGAACAGTTATACGTTTACAATGGTGAAGATTTTATTCTAATTGGGCCTGTTAGTACAGGCGGTGAAGGTGTTTCGCAGGTTACTTCGAGGGTTGTAAAAGATATTACTGCTAACGATAGAACTATCCTTACATACACAGTAAATGACTCAGTAATGGGTATTACTGCTAAGGATGAATTTATTTTAGATAGCACTAAAAATCCTATTGCAGGATTTAGTCAAATCAAAAAAGGATTTAATTTAGCAGACGAAGTTACTGTTCCTGGTATTCGATATCACGGTACTGCGGTAAACACAGATAACCTTGGTGGAATTCCTGCGGCACAATATGTTCTTAATAGTGGATTACAAAGTTTTGCTGATCTAGTTAAGTTCTTAAATGACGAAGGACTTACAGTAGGAAACGGACAAGATTTAAAGTTACACATCACAGGTGGTGATCAAGCAAACATTACAAACCAGGTAGGTAACAAAATTAACTTCCAAGTTAACACTGGTACAGGTGCGGTTCCGGTTGCGAAATTTGAAAATAATACATTTATTCCAACAACAGATGGCGTTGGTCAGATTGGTACAGTTTCACAAAAATGGCAATCTATTAATGCTTACAGTGTTGCTGTTGATAGTACAGGATTTTTATCAGGTGACGTTGTAGGTAATGTCACAGGAAACTTAACAGGTAATGTCACAGGAAACTTAACAGGTAATGTTACAGCATCTTCTGGAACAAGCACATTTAATAACGTTACAGTAAATGGTACACTAAACGCAACAGTACAAGGTACATCGGATATCGCAAACAAACTTGTTGTTGATGCTGGTACAGCAAGAGAAGCAAATACTTTATTGGTTAACAATTCTATTGTTGCAAGAGACGGAAGCGGTAACATTAACGTTAACATTGTAAACGGTACTGCTACAAATTCTCAAGCATTAAATGGAGCAACAGCATCAACTGGTGCAGTTTCAGGAAGTATTGCACAAAGAGATTCAAACAAAGATCTTACAGCACGTAAGTTTTTAGGTACAGCAACAGCGGCTCAATTTGCTGACTTGGCAGAGATGTATGCCAGCGATCAGGATTATGAACCTGGTACAGTTTTAATATTTGGTGGAGAAGCAGAAGTAACCACAACAACTATGTTCTGTGATCATAGAGTAGCAGGAGTTGTATCAACAGATCCGGCACACTTAATGAACAGTACGGCAGAAGGTGTTGCGGTAGCACTAAGAGGTAGAGTTCCTTGCAAGGTAGAAGGTCCTGTCCAAAAAGGTGATTTAATTGTAACAAGTCCTAAAGCAGGTGTAGCCACAGCAATAGCCAAAGATAGTGCTATGCCAAATTCAATTTGTGTAATTGGAAAAGCAATCCAAAACGATCCTAATCCGGGTGTAAAACTAGTAGAAGTAGTAGTGTAAACTACGCATATAAAGGCGTCTTAAACGCATTTTAAGCGTCATACAGCGGTGTTTGTGCTATTCGCTAGTACTTGATGTATCAACTTGTATAACGTTAATTTTAGACGCTGTTAAGAAGTCTAATCCGTCTGTGTTACGATAGTTTTCTCCAAAATAGACACGTTTAATTCCACTTTGGTAAATCAGTTTGGCACACTCTATACAAGGACTATGAGTAATAAAAATATCAGCATCCAAACCGCTATCGTTGCTACGGGCCAATTTAGCAATAGCATTTGATTCAGCGTGTAATACTTCTGGTCTTGTTTTATTTTCTTCTTCACAATTATTATCCCATCCGCTAGGCATACCATTATAACCATAGGCAACTATGCGATCATCTTTAACAATAATCGCACCCACCTTAAGTCTTTGGGCATACGATAATTGTGAGAAACGTTTCGCAACGTCCATGTATGCTTCGATAAATTTAGTTTTCACGTACAAGATCCTCTGCTAAAGGAAAAATTCTTGCAATTACTTTTGCACAGGCATGTGCAATTTCCATGTGTTCTTTTTGTGTACCATTAGCACCACGCAGTTCAATATAATGAATCCAACTACGCAGTGTACCGTTCATGTACAAACGAGTCTTTGTTAATCCTTCCGGTAGTACAGCACGAGCCTGTTCTTTGGCAATACCATTTTCAATTGCCCATTCATATGCTTCCTTGGCTTTTGCAATTACTTCACGCTGATAGTCGTGCCATTTAATATCAATGTCACCGTGTTCCAGTGCATTAATTTCGATTGAGTTCTGTCTATTCTTTTCGTCCTGCAGGCGTGTTTCGCGATATGTAAACTGTTCTCCAAACTCCTTTGGATCAGCATAGCGTTGACTAAATTCCTGGAAAGAGAATGAACGATGACGAACTATCTGATGTGCAATATCACGTGTGGTATTAATTTCCAAGCAGGCACTAACCATTTCAAGTGGTGACCAGTGTGCATGTTTAATCAAATACTTGATTAATTTTTCACTAGTTTCTTTATTCATCTGATTGCTTGGATTACTAACCCTTGCACAAAATGCAATCAAATCTTGTACATTTGTAAGATGTTGTGCAGTAAGATCTTCTGTCGCTTGTGAATATGAAATTAGTTTTACTTGTGTCATTGTTGTATATCTTTCCTTCGATAGTTGACATTAAATGCCATATTAATTCTTTCTTTTTCGTTTGGATTAGGGTGTACCTTGTGTAATAGATAACTTGGGAAAATTAAGATATCTCCGTCACTGGGTTCGTAGTTTGCCATACCATGATATGGCCATGCAGGATTGGTCATTTTATAGAGTGCATTCAAAGGTAAAAACTCAATAGGACCTGTATCCGTTGCTTGAAAATATGCAACACCGCTTGCTAAAAAACCGCTATGTGAATGTTCTCTATTTTCTGCACCTTTTCTGTTTACATTAAACCAAGCATCAAAAACATATCTGGATTTATCTAGGTATTCTGTTGATTCACCGAATGTGTTAGTAGGCTTTGCAAGGTTTGACATATATTCGTTAATTGCTTCACTGCATCGATCAATAATCATGCTGTTTATTTCTTCTGTGAAACCGCCTTTAACGTGTGGCCAACCTCTCCAACAACCTAGGTTTGCATTAGGGTCAAAACTTGGTGATTTATTCTTGTAAGTCATTACAGCATCAGAAACTGCTTTACATTCTTCTGTAGTGAATGCTTGTTTTACATGCAGAATGGCAGTTTGCTCGATGACATTAAAATTAATTTCAGTCACTATCTTTTTTCTTCCTTTCTGCATTTGATTTTTTAAAGTTTCTGTTTACTTTTTTTGTAAATGCATTTCTTGCTTGTGTAACTTGATTTTGTAAACCACTCATGTTAACTTTAAAATCGATATTGTCAAGTATGTTAGAATGCTCTCGAATTATGTTGTTAACCCTTTGTGCGGCCTGATCTGAAGTGGGACTTTGTGCAACAATTGATTTAACATCAATGATTACTTTTTGTTTATTTTTTAAATTAAGTTTTAATTCGGAAACGTAGTGAATGGGAAGACTTTCGATCTTGATGTCTTCGATTACGCCTTCCCATTCAGGATTAAGTGTTGGATCACCTTGTAAGATGATTCTGCCCTGCGACTTGGACATTATGCATTAGTTTTTGCAGGTTTTTTTGCAGTTGTTTTAGAAGATAGTTCGTCCGCTTTTCTGCGAAGTTCTTGTACTTCTTTATACAACACATCTGCATCTGCTCTATATTTTTTTGCAAGATCCTCATCGCTAAGAATCCCTTGGTCTTTTACAGTTGCAATAGTTTCTACGACTGCTTCTGTTTTGCCCGGCTCACCATTTGCTGTAAGAGCAAGTTCATCAATACCTACACCTTTTTGTTCAGCAATAATCTTGTTAAGTTCGTTTAACTTAATCCAAGTTGCTTTCTTTGTACTAGGTTGCATAGTAACTTCTGATGTTGGAACTTTTTGTAGGTTGCCTCCTGCATGAAGAGCCGATAACATAGTTCTTCCGTCTGAAAACTTACGTACTGCTAAAATGTTTGCAAACTCATATGATTGCTGTGATTGTTCTGACATAACCAATGAATCAAGTTCATCGTGATATGTTTGTTTTAAAGACGCTGTAGGAATTACCAAAGCACTATTAGGATCACCTGGTAAAGTTCTATAAGCGACTAATACCTTAGTTGCATTATTTCCTACCACTGCTACATGTTTAACTGCCATAATTTACTCCTTTGGAGCCTCTGCAGGTTGTGCAGGTGCTTCTGTTGTTTTAGCAGAATCAGTAGCCGTCGCTTCTCCTTCTGCTGGTTTCTTAGGCGTAATTGCTTCTAAGAAAGCGTTCAATCTATTGTAAGTGCGGCCAACTACTTCCATTTCGTTTGGCTTGTACGCACCACGTTGACTTGCAACGTCAATGATTGCTTTTAATGCCTGAAGATCTTGAACTGTAAGATCCGGAGCACCCGGCTTTGGTGCTTCTGACTGAGGGGCCTCTGTTGCTGGCGCCTGAGTTTTTGTTTCTTCTGTCATTTTGAGTTAACTCCTTATTTAAAGTTTGTTTGTTATAACACTAGTAATTATATGATGTTGATATCACGGTCATGCAAATGTGAACACGCTAAACTAAACATCGTTGATTCTGAACCTTCTTCAAAACCAATTTGGATAACAGATTCCATTTTATTATTAATAATATCAAGATCTTGTATAATACAAAACCTTCCGTGTAAGTTATTATAAATCCATTTTCTAATTAGTTCTACTTCATTTTTAAAATTCCAACCAGAACTTCCTAGTTTTATTTTTGTCCAATTTTTTGGACAAAAGTTTAATTCTCTAATGTTTAAAACATTTAATGGATTTGGATCATCGACAAGTAGTCTCATGCCGCTTCTTCTTTTGCTAGATCATAATGGCAAGTAATACCGTGTGGTGCTTCAATTGACTTATCAGAATGAATAACCCAAATAGTATCACAGTAGTTTTCGTCACCCCAATTCCATGAATAGCCATCTGTGAATACAATAAACTTTTTGGGTTGAATGTCATTGTCCTTCATATACTTCCAATTTGCATCAAAGTCAGTACCACCACCGCCAGCAAGTTCGTAGTCTTGGATAGATTCGCCACTATCTGGAGTAAAGTCTTTCTCATTATAAACTTCAGTATCAAAGCACCAAATTTTAATTTTATAATCATCATACTGATCGCAAATGCCTTTAACTTCACTTAAGAAGTCACGTGCTTCTCTGCTACCAATTGAGCCAGACATATCAAGTGCAATAGCAATATCAATTGTTTGATCAAATTCCATACCTGGAAGAACAGCACCTGTATGCCAACCCTTACGTGATGGACGCATAAAACTATAGTTACTTTTTAGTGTGCTTTGAATCTGCTGATTAAGTAGTTCACGCCAGTTCATTTTTGGATCTGTAAGATCTTTAATAATACGTGCTACACCCTTAGGAACGTTACCCACGCCAGCCGCCTGTGCCGCAGATACCATAGCCTCTTTCATTTCGTCTCGGATCTTTTTAAGTTCTTCTTTGGAATAAGAAGGACGGGAATCTTTTTTTCCTTTTCCGTCTTTCTTAGTTTCTCCTGCAGGTCCTTGTCCTTTTCCTTTTTCCCAGTCAATATGCTCATCGAGTAGTTTTCCTAATTGTTCAAGTTGTTCTTCGTCATACTTTTTGTAGATGTCATCATACACAGCCTCAGATGCCCAACCATAATATTTTGGATCATGGAAGGGTTTAACCTGTGTAATAACTTCGCCAATGTTATGACGCACTAAATCACCGTTCACACAATAGTCAGCGGCAATATTATAAATGTTAGGATCTCGATCATCACGACGTGTAAAGTGATCATATACACAGTGTAGAATTTCGTGACCAAACAAGAATTCTGTTTGTTTTTGATTAAGTTCGTTTATAAAGTTTTCGTTATAGTAGAAGTTACGACCGTCGGTTGCGGCGGTTGAACACCAGTCTGTTGCATCTACAAGTTTAAGACGTGTGGCCAAGTTACCAAAGAATGGTTGACGAATAAGCAGAGCAATACGTGCGGTTGTTAATTTTTCTTTAATTTTAGCACCGTTGATATTAGGGTTACGTTCATAGATTTTACCCTCTATCATGCTTTGTTCTACTGCGGTTGTATTTTTTGACATTGTTTGCTCCTAACTTTCTAACTATAATATAATTATAGCATCAAACAGGTATTTGTCAACTAAAATTGTGCTAAAAAATCACGTTGCATCTTCATTTTGGCATCTTTATATGACACAGATTCTGCTAGATGTAGTGGTTTATATTCACCTGGGACGAATACATATTGTACCATATTGGATGGCAATTTGGAAGTTTTAAGACCATCTCCTGCATCAATTACAAAGGGAATAAGATCATTTTTAGCAATTAGTGCCACACTTTCCGTATCACAGATAAGAAGAAAGTCAGCATAACCTGGAGGAAGTGATCGTCCTGCACTTGATCCACGGCTGTTCATTAACTGTAGATCTGATACATATTTCTTTTGTTTTTTGGTTTTGCGTGTAAACAGTGAGCCTTCTGTGTATTTCATTTCGATCATCATACCATTGGGTCCAATATGATCTACACCTTCCAAATTGACATACACTAGATTTCCATCGCTAAAAAGATCTAGTGAGCGTTCAAGCAAGTCGCTTTTATCAAATCGTAATTTACGTTCATTTAGTTCGTCACCAATTGTATGTACAAGTGTAACATACTTGTTCCAATCTACGTTATTACGTAACCATATTGCTAAGTCTACAGTTTGCAATTTTTCTCCTTATTTGCAATTTACTGTAATTATTATAACAGAAAGTTATCTAGAGGTCAACTGGTTTGGTTAAACACTTTGTTATAATGAGGTTTTAATTGTTCCATTACTTTATGATATTCGTTTTCGTCTTTGTACAGTTTTTTAGGAACTAGATCTCCTGCAAGTGTACTTTTAATCATATTACAATCCAAACAAAGTGTTTGAGTATTTTGGTCGCAATGGCTACCACCGTCTCGTTGCGTTTCAATATGATCTACAAATAACATACCCCATGCAACACGATCACGAATTAGTTCATCTTCTATTAGTTTTACTTTAGGATGTTCCCATGGATTATGTCCACAAATTTCGCAAAACCTTTTCTTATTAAATGTCCACGGACGATCCATTCTAGCAGGACCTCCGTACTCTCTTAGTAAACTTTGATGGTGTTCACAAAGACGTGAGCCTGCTCCTTTGTACTTAGAAGATTGTTTGTTACAATAAGGAAGTGTACAAGTTGTGGTTACAGAATTTTTTATACCTGCATAACCTTGTTTGTGTCTTTCGAAAAAATGCCTACTCATGCCATTGCTCGTTGTACTTTATCTAATACTGCTTTTGAATGTTTACATTTACCATAGTAAGAAAATCCTACACATTCACATTGAAAACCTTTATCAGTGAGTAAAACATTGTACTCATTTCCTTTAGAACCTTTTACAGGCCATTCAATTCCAACCAGCCAATGGTCTTTGGGTTCAAAAAATGTAGGCTTAAGATAATGTGTTTTAAATTTTTTGTTCATAGCAACCTCTAATAGAGCGAGGGGATCCGAAGACCCCCTCTATAGTTAGTTAGGATGCCATAGCGGCCTGAACATACTTGCCATACTTATCGTGGAAACGATCGAAGTTTTTCAGGTCCTTTGGCGAAAATGGCAGTTTGTAAGTAGCGATAGCAACTCGCGTACCCATAACAACTAGTTCGGTTTCAAAATTATCCATCATAAAACCAAAGAAATTGTCTGCCATTGTGTTCCAACCCTTCTCCTTGCGTTTAAATGCCTCTTGAAGTTCATAGCACATACTTACAGTTAGTGAATACATTGCCGAAATTTCTTTCGTCTCCATACTCTTAACCTTGCCTTTAAGTATGTCTGTTGGATTTGGCAGTTTAGCCGCAACCTTACGGTGTGCCGCAAATTTAACTGCCAAACCTTCGCCGACGCTACCTGCAACTAAGTCTGTAAGTGTAGACTCAGGCAGTTCATCGTCGAGAAGTTCGCTTACGAAACTCCAAGAACGTGGAGTTGCGAATGCTCGTGAACTTGACTTTGGATCAAAATCATATAGATCTTGTTTAGCGAAAGTCAAGTAACCCACAACGTCTGCGTGGATTTTGTTTTCTGTCGCCCATGTCAACCAATCTTCAAAGTCAACACGGAGTTCAAGGTGTACAAAACGATTGGCAAGTGGTGCCGGCATACGATAAGTTACACCCTTATCAGTTTCACGGTTACCTGCCGCGACAATTACAACATTGTCTGGTAGTTTGTATGTACCAACCTTACGATTTAGAATAAGTTGATAGGCCGCCGCTTGTACTGCTGGCGCCGCCGAATTCATTTCGTCTAAGAACAATACAATAGTTTCGTATTTCTTAGAAATTTCCTCATCAGGAAGTTCGCTTGGAGGTGCCCAAGCCATTACGTTATCATTTGCCGCATAATAAGGAATACCTTTAATGTCTGTAGGTTCCCACAGTGACAAACGAACGTCAATAAGATGTGCGTTTTTAAGTGATTTTGTAATCTGACTCATAATGTCAGACTTACCAATACCTGGAGGACCCCACATAAAGATAGGTCGCTTCAGTTTCATTGCGTGTTGTACAGCCGCCTTTGCTTCGTTTGGTGTAACTGTACGTGCTTCAGTTGTTTGTGCCATTTGCTATGCTCCTTTGTTTCTAACTATATCTATAGTATAGCATCGCAAAGCAAAATGTCAAGCGGTTTTTCCTATATTTTGGATAAAATTCTATCCAAAATGACTGATTAGTCTTCTAGTTCTTGTGCCATAGCACGAGCAAGACCGTATTGTTTGATATCTCCAGCGAACATCATTAGTTGTAGACCCATTTTTTCGCTGAAAACATAGATTCTTTTCTTTGTAACGTAATACGGACAATCAATAAAGTTGTCTAGATAAAGGAATACCTGAGGAGTAAACTTAATTTCATTGGGAAATTTAATTTCGTAGGTTTGTAGATCTGCACGTTCAACAGCATATTCGAATCCATCTTTGGTTAAACGCAAACCTGCATCGCCTTTTGCTCTTGTGTTTTGCCACCAAAGCATATAATTTTTCTTAATCTCTTGATCTGATGTATCTTGTTCACCAGCACCTACCATGAAGGTTTTGGTGTATGCTTCTTTAATATCCATTATTAAATTTTATCGCCCTTTGTTAACTTATAAACTTCAAAACCTTCAGTCTTAAAGGTTAAATTTAATTTTTTAGCAAGGTTCAAAGCGTGGCCTGGATTGCTAAAACTTGTTTTCTTGTATTTAGGACCGGGTGTTGGCGAAATAGAATTTGAACTTTTTAGGTTGAAAGGTTTACCCTGATAAAAGACCGCCCAGATTGCTTCAGCATCTAGTACTTCTTCTTTTCTATATGTGTTCTTGTCGGTATATTCCAACAAGATAGTTGGTTTTGGTCTACTCATTGTACGTAATTCCTTTAAGTTAACTACGTACTTATTTATCGAAAATTTAGAAGTTTCCGCCGTCCATTTTAACATCTACACTAACCTCTTGTGGTTGTTGTAGGCGTGTATCTTGCAGTTCTACAAGTCTTGCAAGCACCATACTTAAACTATCTGCTAGGTCTTTATACTGTTTAGCATCTAGTTTAAGTTCACGTTGTTGTGTTTTACCTGCAACTTTTGCGGCCTGTAAAAAGTTTTCTATTGGAAGTGTATTAACTGGATTTCGAGACATTTGCTAGTACCTGACGCATTTCTAGTTCTGTTGTAAAAGGACCTTTGTATTCATATCTTTGCAGTGTAATAAGTTTAGGACAAAAACTTTTTACCCAACCTTTAGCAAATCTAATTGTGTAGTAACCTGCACAGTATAAACTTTTCGATTTTCTACTTTTGCTGTATAAAGGAAGATTGTTCTGCACATCTAGTAAAGGATTATATGCAGGTGTACTTGTTGGATACCCATGAACTTCTAAAACTTTTGTATCTTTTGTTTTTTTCTTTACTGTTTGTTCGAAGAAATCCTGTCCGAAAGTTTCGTAAACTTTTTCTACGTTTTCAAATTTAATCTTATCCCTAGGAGTAACAAGAATAAATCCTTCTTTTTCTTTTGCTAGTGTTCCTACCTTGCGTCCATGATCTTGTACAATCCAAAATTTATTTGGAACTAACTGTTTTGCTTTAAATTCAAATTCCATTATACTCTCCCGTATCTTGCATTCAAAGGTTTAGCATATGTTTCTGCTTGTTCAGTAATCTTATTAAGATCGTAACTGCTTGCAAATTTTACTAAACGTACACCTACCTGAGAAATGTCTTTACTTGCAGAAATACCATCTGCAATAGTTTGTCCTATTAATTCTTTAATTTCTGCAGGTTGTGCAGTTAAATCACAAAGTGTAACATTTCTTGAATAGTCATCTAATACTCTATGTTCATTACCTTCATGATCTGTCCAACGTTGTAACATAAGGTTATTCCAATTAAAACCTTTTGTTTCTCTGTCTTCAAATGCTTCCTGCAATCCCACCTTGTTCTTTGTACCTTTTACACGAACACCTGGATATGCACTAAACACATTATCGCTTGTATCACCACGCATACACTTTTCAAAAAGCAACCACTCAGGATTAGGTGCAGGTTTTTCTGCCTTAGTTTTTTTATCTATAACAGGTTTACCTTTTTCATCAAAGTATCCTTCGTGTGTTATTGTTGTTTTTGATACACCATTGTATTGTTTTACATTAGGTGCAATTAACTGTGCAAAGTCGCCATCGGTGCTAATAATAACATGATTGTCTTTAGGATGTGATTGTATCCAGCCTGCAATTAAATCGTCTGCTTCTAATTGTGGGTGTTGTAACACACTGCAATTTGTTTTTTCACGTAGAAATCCAGTAAATTCATCAAATGTTTCCCAGAAGATTTTATCTTCTTCCTGTTGTGAAGGGGTAAGTGCGTCACGAGTTTCTTGACGATTGCGTTTATACGGTGCATAAAAGTCCTTGCGCCAACTACGCCCCTCAAGACAAAACACTACATGACTGCCATTAAAGTCATTCCAAGCCTTGCGAATACTTTGAAACGTTGTATGTAGCGCCATGCCGATTTTAATATCAGCATCACCACGTACAACGTGTCTCGCACGGAAAAATGTATTTGCTGTGTCTACGAGAATGTATGTCATTATCTTCTGCCTATATATTTCATTCTATACCATTTAGCAAATTCTGGATTAAAGATCATTGTTTCGTGTACTTGTTTAGCACTTAATTGATCTGATCTAATACAGTCTGCTAATGCCTGCCAATCTTCTTTCTTATACTTTTCAGTTTTTCTTGTTTTAGTTACTGGAGTCATTAACTAACCTCCGATTTGTTGTCTCCTAAAGGTTTTACATTAACATAGCCAGCACCCATAGGATTTTCTGCTGTCGCTACGCCTTGATCTTTTGCAACATTACCACATAATTCTTTAAACCAAGCATCTACTATTGCTTCTTCGCTATCTCCTTGGTATCCGTTAAGTTTTAACTCACGTATAAAGTATTGGTTCCAATCTAATTCAAAGAAACCGTTGCGTGGATTATTATCTTTCATTTCCACATTAAGAACCGCTACATAAGGTTCTTTCTTTTTTGTTGCTTCTGCTTTAGCGTCTGTTGTCTTTTCTTTAGACACTGTAGCAGGAACATGGTTTTTATTAAACATTTTTTTGATTATATCTATCATTATAGTCCTGCCTTTCTTGCTTTTTCATCTAATGGTTCTTTATCAAGTTCCCCAAGCATTGCCGAAGATGTCGACGTGTAGTCTGGGTGTATACCTCCAGCCTCGCTCCATTGCCAATGTTGCGACTCCTCTAGTGTTGAGTTTGTATTCTTCTGACCTACCCCCAAGCGGCATAACATAGACTGGAACATCGATTCCTTCTGCTCTGTATTGTTCAACTGCTTTTGTAACTTCGTCCACATCATCTTCGGTAGCCACAACAAATTTGAAATACATACTACTATTAGGTACATCATAATACTGCCTAGCAATATCAGGCTTGATAGCAGTATCCCAAGGCTCTCCACTAACGGAAAGTTTCGGACTGCACGACCAAGTGATATGAAATGCTCTTTCGTTGTTGAGCCACTCTCTGAAATCATCTCTAAGAGATTGTGTTGTATTTGTTTCAAATGTAACATTTTTTAAGTCTCCCATGCCAGGGTGTTCAAATAGATCCATGTAAAGGCGTTGCCACCCTAGCAAGGGCTCTCCGCCTGTGAGTATAAAATGAACATCCTGTCCATTATTCATTGTCCACTTTCGTTGTGGAGTAAGACTCAATACATAATCAACTACTTCGTCAACTGTATGGTCTTTCATATACTTCTTAAATTCTGGATAGATACTTGCATATGTATCACAGCCTGTGTGAACAATAGGCAAGTCCTCAAATCTATTTACCTTGTCTAAAATACCATCATCAAGTAATTGTTTTACTTCAGGATTATACTTGATGCCTTGTTCTAATTTTTCTGCTCTGTTTGGATGCTTGTCCAAACCAAAATTCATACAACGAAAGTTACAACCAAATGTACGCAAGAATACACTAGGCACGCCTACGAAGCGTCCTTCGCCTTGTACACTATAAAATGCTTCACTATATCTAAGTTTCATTTACAACTCCTATTATATATTATAGTGTTTATTTAGGTTTTTGTCAACCATTAACATCCAACATTATCTTCAAATAAGTCCGTTTGTAATTCGTCCTTTTTGGAATACTTTTGTTTTTCTGGAATTACACCACGAACACCGCCTCGGGGATCTTCCATATCACCGTCACGTCTAAAAATCAAATGTACGTGTGGATACATAACTGTTTGTCCAGCACTAGCACCCATATTGATTCCAATGTTGTATCCTGTAATTGGATTAGTTTCTGCTTCAATGTTCATGTTACCCATTTCCTGGGCAAACTTAAAACACTTTTGTATATTTTCTACTGTGTTCTCTTTTGGCACAACTAACGTATGTCCGGGAGTTACAGGATAAATGTCTTCGTATACAACAAACTCTTTGGTATCAAATGTAACATTAGTCCAAGGTGCTCTACCTTCTGCTTGTGCTTTTTCTAGTGTGTCGGTCATACGTTCCATTCCATTTTAGATTCAATAGCAAAACGAGCACCTTGTATATAATCTCTATCTTCTTCTGACAAAGCACTCCAAAACTTGCTTACACTTTGAATATGTTCTTCTACTTCTTCAGGATGTTCTAAATGATAGTTTGATTCCATCCATGCCTGTAGTTTATTCATGCGTTCATTAATTTTATCTTTAACAGTCATTAATACTCCTGTGTCCATACATCCGCCGAAAACCCTTTTCCGTTAGTATCACCACCGTTGTTATCTACATCTTTACCGTCGTAAGTAATACCACGTACTATGTCTTCTCCATTGGTAGTTTCGCTGTATTGAATTTTAAGTTTTTTAGGATCAAACTCTCCCACAGTTTCTACTATGCCATCAAAGAATGTACCTTTTTCTAGAGAAAGCATTTGTACAATGTGTGTGCCTTTTTCGGGATATGTATCCTCTACACTTTCTAGTATTTCTGTTTCGTAATTAGTTTCTTCACTAATACCATTTGCCCATTCACCTACATCTGTGTTTTCAACAATAGTATTAATGTGCTTACTGCTGTATTCTAAACCGTCTACTTCGTTTATCTCAATGTTAGCACTGTCAATTGAAATAGCGTGTATATGCTCAAATTCGTTTGGCATTTCGTACCACGAACTGCAAGCACCTACGCCTTCTTCATCATCACTTAAGAAGTTTGCTCCAGGCGGTACACTATCAATATCTTCAAAGTTAAATGTACCTTCTTCTGCATTAAGCATATAATTAACAAGATCACTGTCGCCATGTTCTTTAACAATAGGTTGCCAAAAATCATATGCTTCTTTTGATATGCTTGCGTATGCATGTTCTGCACCATATCCCCATAATTGTATATGATAGTATCTTGGACCTTTAATTCTATCCAGTGTTTCTTGTTTTTCCTCAAGCGTGGCCATATGTTAGTTCCTCTGTAATGTATCTTTTAAGTTCTTTGTCCTTGACATCGTTGGGTATTTCGTTTTTATAAAAGATTCTGTAACTATCACTACCATATTTGCCAATGCCATAAAGTTGTGTAGCATCATTTCCGTCCCAACTTTCAAACTGTATGCTCATCTTATAAATGCGTTTTGCTCTTACCTTTTGCATACCCAATGGTGCTAGAAACTCTTCCAACATAGGAATTGTTGCTGAACGTAACAGTTTATTTGCTGTAGGCCATTGTTTAAAAAACTTTGTAAGCAATGGTTTAGTTTGACGTCTATTAACTTGATTTAAACAGATGACACCAACCATGTGTTGCCATACATTTTTTACCTGCTGTTGTACCATCAAGTCTTCACGCATTAATACAATTCCTCAATCTTATCACAAATTTTAAGTTTTTTTGCTTCGTCTGCACTTAACCAAACATCCTGCGGCGGAAGAAGTATTTCTTTAATTTTTGCTTCTGTCATACCTAAACATTTTTTATAATGATTAATCATACGTTCTGTGCTGAGTTCAAATTCTTTCACCCTAGCATATAACTCATGTTCTTTACCTCTGCTACCCCAAGTATATTGATGTGATAGAATACTTGTATTAGGTGTAAGAATGCGTTTACCTTTATTACCTGCAATAAAAATTAAAAAGCCACAACTTGCAATTAAGCCTAATCCTACAGTTTTGATAGGAATCGAACTTGCTTTCATTGTGTCAATTAATGCAAATGCGGCATGAACATCTCCTCCAGGAGAATTAATTATTATTGTTAATTGTGGTAATGGATTATCACTTAAATTATGATTCATTATCCATTTAATTGCTTCTTTGCAACTAGCATAGGTAATTTGATCCATTAAAAGATAAACACCATTGCTGTCTATATTATTTGGTTGCTGTTGTTGTTCTGCTTTTTTAGCCATAGTGTCCTACATTCTCCCAGGGATATACTAACCATACATCCTCTTCTGCTTTGTTTACTTCGTCACAAGAGTATGACACACCGTCAAACTCACTGCTTAGGTTTTCTGTTAATACTGCAAAACGTACATTGTCTCCCCAAATTTGATTCCATACAGGACTATGTGGTAAACAACTGCTCTGCCAATCTTGTTTAATCCAATTAAATGTTGCGCCAGTATCATTAATATCGTCTATGATAAGAATGTTTTTGCCCATTGGAGTATTTTTAAACTGTCCCATCTCTGGGGCAAATGAACCGTGTTCATCGTAGCCGTAAGCATCTTCGGCCATCCAACAATTAGTTTCTTGATGGCTTTCACCGTCACGTAGAGCAACCTTGAGTGCTTCACAACGAATACCTGTCATGTTTGAAATAATAGTAGCAGGTACATTACCTCCACGTGTAATACCTATAATGTAATCAGGACGCCAATTGTCCTTGTACATTTGGGTAACAATGTTTGTACACATTACTTCCACATCATGCCAACTATAAAACTTTTTATTAATCATCTTTAATCCTTATTAACTATATCGGGTGTAATAGCATCTATTGTATTGACTACTGTTTTACCCGCATAAATTGCTGTTGATGCTGTTACGTCTAATACTGCAACAGTAGTTGAACATCCTGTACAAAACAAAACAACAATAATAGCAATTAATTTGTTCATTAATCTCCTAACGAAAATTCAACTTTTGTTACGTTTGCCCAGGTAAAAGAACGCCAACCTTCTGCATTAATATCATAAACAGCAAGAACATTTTCGTTTTTCTTTTTTTCTTTTTCTTGATTTTTTTCTTTAGGACGGAAACTATCAGGAATAAGATCTTGATTTAATGTACAAGTCATTACTCGCTGTTCACCGTCTTTCTTATTAAATGTAACAATAACTTTTTGTTCACGTAATAATGTTTTAAGCCAGTCACGACCTTCTGGTGTATTGATTTCACTGCTATTCATCTTTTGCTCCTCTAGCAAGATATTGTTCGTTGTGTATCCAACGGAATCCTTCATGTTTTACATGATCCATAAATCCCCATTCTTTAGTTTGTTTACCCATAAAAAATAAACTCCAACAAGGAATTTCATTGCCTTCTGTATCTTTAGCAAGTTCTAACCAATGCAGATCATCTGCTGTACGCTTACGGAAGTGTCCAGGTCCACGCCATACTCTAGTGCTACCTACTACATTACCTTCCTGCGATCGAACGGGAATATGTTCCCAATATCCACCTTTAAGAATAAGTGTAGCGTATCCCCATGGATGATCATGCAATACGGGTTCGTCACTAACTAGTACCTTGTGCAGTGTGATATTAAAAGGAAAGTTTTTTCTATTTTTAAGAAAAAGATAATAACGTATTAGATAAGGAACATCGCTATTACGTTCTGTAATAACTCTGCGTCTACCTAATTTATCCATTGCTTTTGCAAAAATATTCAATTTATTCTCCATTCAATTTTTCGTCTTCTTCACACATATTATACACTGAAATAAACTGATTGTAAAGAGTTTTCGCGGTCGGATATTTGTCCAATACATCAAAATCTATATATTTTCCGTTATTTGGATTCCAATTATTGTCAAATGTAATCGAACTAATATCTACTGTACTAATTGTATTATCATAATTATAACTTGTAAAATTGCTGTCTATACTATATGTTCCATCGCCTATTGTATATTCGTCGTAGTTGTCGAGTGTAATACTGTAAGTTTTTTCTTTGTCACCCATTTTGTAATCCTTAATTTATATTATTGTACAACCATTTGACGTAAAAATCAATCTGTTTTTCGTTTCTCGGCCCGTCAATTCTTTCAATAAATTCGATTAGTTTATTTGGTTGATACAAGTCCCAAGCATGAATTATATATTCACTGTTTGTTGAAAAACTTTTTGGAACATGGGTATCCCATATTCTTTTTTTGTTTAACATTTCTTTGTGTGCTATTATGTTTAATTCTTTTTTAGAAATGTTTATATCTAATCCTTCGTTTAAGAATTGATTAACTTTAATCAAATCCATTAACACAATATTTCTTTCTTTTTCTGTGTAATCTATACCAATAGTTACAGTATTTTGAAATTTTTCTTTTACTATATTTTGTTGACTTATATCATAACTGCCGATTATAATATTTTTATCTGTGCTTTGTAGTAATTTTTCTAGTCTGTTTAAATTGTTAGACCAATCAATTTCTCGAAAATTAAGAAGATCGCCTTCTGCTATGTCGCTCACATATTCTGCATCTTGTTCTTGATTAAAATGTAGCGTACCATTATCAAGAATTAGTGGAACACAAGGCTGGATGAATCTTGTGTTCCATCCAGCCAATGTTGTAATCAAAGAATCACATAGTGTTCCTGTAGGTGCTGTGACAAAATAAATTTGTCCCATACTTTGTTAACCTCGTTGTGTGTCAGCAAGTTTGTTCTTCAAGTAGTTTAGAAGAATACCATATGCTGGTAGGAACACAATCAAGCCTACTACAATCTTGGTCAGTGTATTGTTCTGTGCAACAATGTGCCAGTTCTCACCAATCCAAGTTAGTTTGCCTTCTGCGTCTGTTGAACCTGCAAATGCCACATAAAAGAATGAATATGTGTCAATGATGTTAGCCACGATAGTTGAAATCGCTGGCGCCGCCCACCATGCAGTTGAACGTTCGCGAATTGCTTGGAAAACATATACGTCAAGCATTGTGCCGATCGCATATGCAGTACCGCTTGCAAAACCTACTCTGTATGCATGTTCGTCACCTAGTGCTAATAGTACAAGCACCGAAGCAACAATAGCAGGAACAATAGCCATTGCTACAACGGCTCTACCTGCTTGTTTACCGACCATCCTTACAGTAAGGTCAGTTGCTACTACAACAATCGGAAATGTAAATGCCGCGGCGGCTAATGGAAACGAGCCAAATAATGGCAAGTCTGCGCCGGGGAATAGATCAAATCTAATTGTGACTAGATAGTTTGACACAGCAATAACCAACGTGTGCAAAATAACTAGATTTCTTACGAGTGCCTTATCGACACCCTCTAAAAGTTTACTGAACATTCGTCCTCCTTGTTTTTATCTAGGCGCAAACTCTTGCTGGAGTTTAATATTATCCATAAACTCTTTCTTAGTGCCAGCATCGTCTTTAAACGCCCCCTTCAACACAGTTGTCTGTGTTAAACTTGAATGTGCCATGATACCTCTGTTCTCACAGCATCCGTGTGTTGCCTGAATATACACACCTAAATGTTTTGAATCTGTTGCTTTGCTGATTTCTCTTGCAATGTCATTAGCAAGTTCTTCTTGCAACGTACCACGCCTAGCACACCATTGTGCAATACGTGTATATTTAGAAAGTCCAATAACTTTACCATTAGGAATAATACCAATATATGCCACGCCTGTTACTGGTTGATGGTGATGCGAACAAACTGATTTGAGTTCACTCCTTACAACAAGCATACCTGTGTATGCATTTTCACCTTCATTAGGAAAAGCAGTTGCGGCTGGAATGCGATCATAACGTCCTTGCATTAGTTCATTGTAATACATTTTTGCAAGACGTCTAGCAGTACCGTGACTGTTAGGATCGTTTTCCCTATCAATAATAAGTGCGTCTAGCACACCTTCAAATTTCTCTGCGGCTTCTTCAATCAGTTTATCTTTTTCGCCAGTGTAGATAAATTCACTAATATTATCACCCGCCCAATAACGCTTGTTTGCGTCTTTAATTCTGCGTGTTACTTCTTCATACTTTTTCATTTTTTCTCTCCGATGTTAAGGCAGTGGATTGCCATATTCTTATTGTAACTTCTCAAGTAAATTTTTGCAACTAAAATAGTTTTCATTTAAATGAGTAGTAAGTTTATTTAGGTCTACAAGAAAGTCGTTGTAGTTTTCCATTAAGAAAATAATTCTTTCGATTATCTTGTCCTTGTTTTCTTTATAAGCACTAAACGATTCTGTCCATTCGCTTGGATATATAAATCTTCCTGTGTTCTCCATTTCGGTATAACTTAATCGATCTGGAACCAAAGGTAATGTACCAACAAGGGCACCTTCATACCAACTAATACCTAATGTTTCTTGTAGGTTAGCACTAAACACTAGTTTCGCTTCACCTAGTGCATTGTAGTATTCTTTCTTTTGATAATTCTTTTCCATACACACTTCAAACTCATATTGTGGAAGTGCTTGTTTTAGGTCTTGAAATATTTCAGGTTGTTTTTCTGGAGCAACACGATGAGGAAATAAAATTAAATCACGTTTCTTCATTCCTTTAAACGGTTCTAATTCTAAACGTTCGTATTCCATTGGCCAACCACAACGTACAATTTTACCATTGCTATAACGTTCTTCCCACATTTCACCATACCAAGGATTTTCTGCAGGTATGCCGTCATTTAATAATTCGTCAAAGAATAGTTTTACATGAAACTCTGTTGCAAAGTAATTGTGATCATAACTGTGAAAGAAACTTTTTTCAGCGTGTCTAACCCAACTTGCATTACCAATTAGTCTACCTAAGAAGTCTTGTGGATCATAACTGCCAGCATGCCAAAGTGCGTGTGTAGTAACTTTAATACCTAAAAGTTCACTCATGTATTTGATATTAATAATACCCGGATGCCATGCATCTGTAAAAATAATGTGATCACCATTTTGTACTTTACCTGTTGTAAATGCTCTACTAATTTGTTCTACTTGATTGGCTTTGTAGATGTTAGTACCACCAAAGTTTAAAAAGGCACCTGGAGTGGTTGCGTTCGGAATATCCGTAGGTCCTGCAATAACAAAAACTTCATGTCCTTTTTTGCGTAGTAATGCAGGAAAATACGTTTTCCACTCTTTAGTGTAGCGTGTTTCTACACTTTCTAAATCTATTAACCAAATTCTAGCCATTTTTATTTGCCAACCCTAATAGTGTTAAAATTCTAACATCATCATATGATATTAGTATAGCATCATCCATGTCATCTGTCCAACCTTGATCTTTCCAAATAAAATCACGACCGTAAACGTAGCCATGAATACCAAGTGTATTACACACTTTCGCGACTGCGTCTACGGTCGTGTAATTCGCATTTAAAGCACCACCTTCAACTGAATTGCCACGGCTATCAGTTTTATAAGGTGTTCTAGTGCTGTGTTCTGCGATTTTTAAAACCACGGTTCTTTTGAACACGGTTCCTTGCCTTCCTCGGATTGCCACGATTTTCGTAGGCTCTCCATTCTTTGCTGTCCTTCTTATATAGGAACTTTTCATCAAACACAAATCCTTCGTAGCGACAAAACTCGCGGAAGGAATCCAAGTCATCAAAGATTTTTACAATCTCTGGACGTTCTGCAAAATATGACTTAGTCACCATCATCTCCTTTTAATATTTTGCGTACTCAATGTGGGCACCGTTTTCGCCATCTTCACTGATGTCGATATGAACTTCACGCCCGGGGAATTTTTCAGCAATCTTTTCATAAAGATCGTCTGACATCATTTCACATGATTTAAAATCTAAGTTTAATGTACCTTCGCTATATAGTCTCTCCATCCATCTTTTAAATTGAATAAATTCGATATCTCTGTCATTGTGTATAACAGTGATACCTACTTTGAAATGGAATATGTGTCTGTGCGGATAGCCTAAAAATGACACATCATCCCAATCACCTGTTGCCAACTTAGGATCATCTAAGGCCGCAGGATACTTGTGGATACCTTCCTTGCGGAACGTTACCCAAATCATTCTTTTTGCAGTATTCATAATCTTTACGTGTGTATCTGTTTTCATTGCTTCTTTTATCATTGTATCAGTTATACTCATAATATAAAGCCTTTCTGTTGCTTTGTCAATTGTTTTTCCAGTTATTTTGGTCCCAAATTTTGCCATTATTAACAAGGGTTACAAACTTTTGGAACACCTGTTCGATGTATTGTGTTTCTACTTTATTTAGGTCATAAAAACTTAAGAACCAAATTCTTGTGTGTTCTGGATTCCACAGTTTATGACTGTTTAAAAAGGTAGATAATACCTTGCAGTCGTTGTTCTTAAACTCTGAAAAATCACAGTATAGTATGCTATGATTGTGAGTTACCTTAAATTTTTCTACTTGACGTAAAATATCTGCTAATTCGTTTATAAATGGTGTAACTTCGTTTATAACTTTATTACCAATATCTTCGTTTACACACTTGTTAATTGTTTCTATTGTTGCTCTAGCACCAACATTGCTTTGGCTTCTTGTATTACCAACTGCAATCGGAAAATTATCCCACATGCTTGTATCGTATGCACTAATAACATCGTGAACGTTATTCTTAATAACCGTAATTGCAAATGATGCAAACCCTCCCGTAAGTGCTTTACCAAAGCAGATAATATCAGGATCTATACCTTTGCTTATGCTATGAGAAAAATGTCCTATTCTCCACATACCAGTTAATACTTCGTCGACAATAAGCAAGCAACCCGTTTCTTCTCGTGCTTTTTGAATTTTTTCTAAAACACCATCACTAATTTCACTGATACCTTTGTACCAATTAACAGTATCAATTAAGATACCAGAAAGATCGTTTTTGTGTCTTTGGTATACAGCATCAAAGTCTTCGTCAAAGAAATCAACAAAGTTTACAGCCGGCCAATCTTTAATCCATTCTTGGTCGTCGGTCATTTGCCAACCAGTAATACTTCCTGAATGAAAACTGCCTTTTCTTACAAGTATCGTATGTTTGGGTTTTAGTTTTTTAGTCCAATATCTCCAAGAAAGTTTTAGTGCGTTATCGACACTATCACTGCCTGTAAGTGCAGGAACAAAACCTGAATAAGTTTCGGGTAATACTTTTTTAAGAGTATCTTCAAGTTCGTACCAAACACTGCTTTTTGTTGTCCAGTCATCGTTAGCAAATTTAAAACTAGTTTCTGCAACTTTTGCCTGAATATCTGTTTGTGTAAAACCAAATATGTTGCAACCAGTACCTCCACTCATATCATACCATTGTCCGTGTTCACCTATTAAAAAATGCCCGGACATTTCCTTGATATGTGTATGTTCGTCTTTAGGTTGTGAAAAAGGATGTATTAATTTCATACTATTACTTCTTTTAATAATTCTATTGCAATATCCCAATGAATAAATTCTTCTTTATCAATAAACGAAGGAACAATACACAATGTCCATCTACCTTCATCTGTTGGGTTATAGGTACTGTGTAATCTACCTACATTTAGCAAACTAGGTTTGTTAATTACTTGTTGATAAGTCATGTTGCAATGATGTTCATCAGCAACTAAAATATCTGCTCCGTATTCTGTTCCACCGTTTTTTAAAAACTTTTCGTCTTTAACACTCCACCAGCGGGTATAACTATTTTCATCCCCCCAAGTAAAGTTAATTTTTACATGGTCATCAAATTTAGGACTATCACAGTGTATAAAAATTTTATCATTTGGTGCTGTAAAAAATGCTTCTGTATGCATAGATTTTAGTCCTAAACTTTTTAACCATTCTCTTACTTTTACAGGAACAAATTTTTCCTTTAATTCAATATGTTGGATTTTGTCAGGATCCTTTTTAAAAATCAAAGGCTTATCTACTTCAAACGGTAGATTTAGATATCTATGATACTTCTGATGGACTGTCATTTTCGTACTTTGACCAATCTGTAAATTTATTCCTATCTAACAAGTCGTGTACTTGATGTATCCAAACTCCGGGATTAGAATGTTTAAAGTCGGCGTCATCTATCTTGATACAAGCATTATAACCGAGTTGGTTAACATACGGAAGTTTTACACTTATCATAGGAATAAAATTATGTCTTTCAGTCATTCCTGTTTCAAGGATCCATTCATGATATTTTACATCATAATCTAGTGTAACCAAATATTGTGTTCCTAATTCGGATTTAGCATCAAGCAATCCTAATACTAGATCTTCCCAATCTTCTTTGGGTACAAAACTATGGTTCGCACCAAGATAGATATGATCTACGTGATGTTGTTTTGCTTTATCAAGAACTTCTTCTAGTGGACGACATCCTACAACAAATAGTGTGTCCATTTCATACGCAGGTGTTTTTTCTACTTCATAACCTGTAAAGTATACTACATCATCTTTTACACCATCAGCGTAGTCACGCTTCATTACTTGCCTCCATAGAAACAATTTCAAGTTCAACTTTCCACATTTCGTCTTTAAGAGCAAGTTTTTTCTTTTTCATTTCTGTAAGATATTTCTCAGCAACATTTTCTGCTTCAGCGGCTTCAACCTTTTGATGCTCTAAATGATGTTGCTCTTTTAGACTTTGTAGTCTGTTTTTTAGTTTTTCAATTGTGGTCATATTATACCTCCTCAAATAAGTTCGCATATTGCGTACTTGCGTTTACGGTTTTTTTACCTGTTGCTCCTCTAGTGCCAATAATTGACATCCAGAATCTCGAAAACTCTTCTATAACTGCTTCTGCTTCGTCTCTATTTGATGTTGCAAATATTGCTTCCACAACATCTCTAAAAAATACCCTGTTAAATGATTCTTCAACAAGCATGTTTGGAACGATTCCAGTATCGTACTGTCTGTTTGCTTCTTGTACTGCATTAATGTGACTCCATACATTATGACCCATCTGGATAGCATATGAAAAACTATCCCAACTTGTTCTTCCTTCTTTGCCTATTTTATTTAGGTCGCCTGGTGCATATATACAAACATCTTTTGCTTGTAAATTTTGTGTGATTGGAGAATCTTTAAAACTTCCGTGTTTCCCTTCACGCACAAATGCTTGACCAAACGGTGTTGTATCTGTTGCAAGTGCTTTATCGTCAATGCTTGGAACCATTCTGTAAACCCACTTGCTTCTATCTTTAGTTTCAAGTTCACAATATATTTGACCATTTGCTGTTGCTAGGAACGGACTAGCACAGTCAAATGTAATAGTAAAGTTTTCATTGTGATACTTGCGAACTGCTCTTTGTACATCTGTAAGTAAGGTTGCCCATTCTAGTTTTGATGTACCCAAGAAGTGCATGAAGTCGTGTTTGCCTTTTTCTAGCAAACCATCGAAGCGTAGTGCTACCAATCTCTTTAGCACAAGATGAATATCACACATATTCTGACCACCCATCGACCAACCATTAAAGTGATCTGTGTATTTTTTAGGATCACAGTAGTCTTTCATTTGCTGATACCAATCTTCTGCATCAGCGTGATTTTCACCTTGTAGTACGTTTAAGAACTTACAAGAACCTGTACGATTCTTCATAAAGTAATCATTGTTAATACGTGTAGCATTAACGGCATCTTGATAGTTGTCAATACCTGTTGCTTTTGCGCCTGCAGGTGAACGTGCTACCCAGGCAGGAATATCAAGGATCATACCGTAGTCCATGTAGGCATCCATCCACGCAAGAACCTGCTCACGCTTCTTTTTAGCCTTAGGACAGTTAGGATCTTTCCAATCACCTTCCCATACACCTTTACCAATCTGGAATCCACCTGAGTCACCAAGCAACCAACTGTTTTCGCGATCACGTTCACGAATCATAAGTTCTTTAGGTGCGTCTTTATTGATATCTAATTCAGCGTGTCCTGCTGAATACAGACTCCAATGATAATTGAATAGTCCGTCTTTTTTGTTGAACCAATTAAGACCTTCCATCTCGTTGTTAGGAAAAGGAATACGACTTTTGTCTACATATTCTTCTCTACGTTGTTTACCGATGAAAGTCGCATAGAAACCACTGATCGCTGGCAAAAATATAGCGTAGTCTTTTTGTTCTTTTGTTAGATCAGTGTTCAATTGTATTCTCCTTACTTGCTTTGTGCTGGCAAGATATATTCATAAGTTGCAAGACCACTGTCTACGCTAATCTGCATAGCACCTTGATCTGAAAACTTCATAACCTTGTCACCATCTAAACTTAGAATAGCAAGTGTTTGCTGTACAGGCCATGCCCATTCATTTTTAAGTTTACCAGTTACACCAGTTGCGAATACAAACTCTCCTGCGTGTGTGCTTGCATCACCAAACTTAAATTTAATATCTGCACCATCTGTTAATACTGTAAACACAGTTTCTTCTGCGTTTGCAGTTGCCTGCATTTTAAATCTCTGTACACTTGCTAGTGTTGGTGAAACTTCGACGTCCCACTGAGCACCTTTAAATTTAACAGTTTTAAGTTTTTCATTAATAATATCTGCATTCATAAAACGATAATCGTTTTTAAAATCGCCTGCTTGATTTTCAAAGTGTATACCTGTTGGAATTTGTACACCATTTCTATCCTGATGCACAACATCAATAGTTGCACCATCTTTGTATTCTGGACACTTCAAATGAATGTCTAGTTTATTTAGGTTAGGCATACCAAAGGTACCCTTCATTTCAACCTGTGCATTTTTTGTATTTGCCTGCATGATTACAGAGCGATCCTCTGCCATGCTATCAATACCTGTTTGTGCATCATCACCGTTTACTTTAACAATGTTTAAAAAGCCAAGTGCGTGTGTATGTGCTACAATGTCTTGTAATATGTCTTTCATAGTTTTCTCCGTTCCTTATTACTATTATATTTAGAAAATCATTCAAAGTCAAATAAATTATTGAATGTATTCTTCTGTTCGGTTGATTTTATATCCCATTCTAGAACTCCAATCAAGTTATCCAATTTGTTGTCGATAATGGTTGATTCCATTTCTTCGTCAGCAAATGGCAGTTCTTGGAACCATTTTGGAATACGCAGTTCATCCGTGGGATACGCAACCGAAGTATATCCCATTGGATTATTTTTTAGTTTGCAAACAATAACTTTCATACCGTCTACAATGTTCATACTAAATTTGTCACCGTTCATTTCTTTAAGGGTATTCCAATTGATACTTGCCCTTACATGACCCGGCATATTAACCTTACCTTGCTTTTTAAGTTTAGCAAGATAATCAGTAATATTATTTGCACGTTTGGGTGAACCTTTTTCCCAACCTGGTCGTGCTTTAAATTTTGTTCTAAAGTCTGTAATCATTTCTAGTACTTGATCTTCTTGAGCACCTGTCAGCACTGCCAACAATACTTCACTTAAGAAATCCTGCATAAACACAGGAGTATCTGATCTCTTAAGATCAAGACCCATTGCTTTTACTTTGCCCGGCTTACCTTCAGTATCTGTTCTAAAGCCTTCGAGATCATAAATCAATACAGCATATCGTTTCTTTGTAATAAACAAACCTTTTATACCAACAACTTCTCTACCTGCCGCAATAACTTCCCCTCTGCTCTTAGGACAATGAAATGCATCGCCCATAAACTTAGGAAACGTAGTGTTTGCTTCTTCACAAATTTGATCATACAGTTGTGTAACACTTTCTTTAGTCCACGGAATATCGCCTTTTTGTATTTCAGCACGTAGACTTGTATATGCACTAAAATAAACAGAGTCAGTGTCACCATAGATAATGCTCTTACCTGTGTGATCATATTCGCCTGTTATAATCTCATTGACCTTAGAAGCCATATGTTTTGCAATGCTTCTTCCGGTAAGTGTTGTGCTTTGACCAATACGATGATCGAAAAATCTACAGCCAGGATTAAGAATAGCACCATACAAACTGTTAAGGTTAATTTTCTTAACCAACTGACGTTTGTCCCAAAAAGCAGTTTCAATTTTGTTACCTGCGTCTTGTGATGCAACTTTCTTTGCCTGCATTTCTTTACGTTCTGCATACCACCTCTTTAATAGTCCAGGAATAATACCTTCATACTCAGTTGTAAAAATAGTACCGTTAGCACTCAACATCCATGGTTGATTGCTTTCAAAAATAAGTCTGTAAACTTCCGCGGCACTTAACGAATCACTTTCGCCGTTTTCCCAATCAACTGTGATCTCGATATCTTTGCGTTGTTCCATAACGTAGTCATATTCAAGACTACCAAACTTTCCTTCCCAAGCCGCCGCAAATGATTTCTTTTTAAAGTTCATTTGTTCGCTGAGATAGTTTTCTGTATGTGTTTGACGCAGTTGACCCACAACGGTTGCCGGATCCATATTCAATGCACGAATAACGGAAGGATATAGTGAATTCAAGTCCATTGAACCGATCCAGTCATGCAATCCTTTTTTAGGATATGCAACATAAGCACCTGCCGCCTGTGCAGAGCCTGGTTCTCTATGTACTCTGTTAGGAACTACATAACCACGTCTGTGTGCTTCGTTTATGATTGCTTGTTCTGTAACAGCCACAGCACCCATTGTGGTGGGTAGCAAAACTGTGTTTGCATGAGCAAGTTCATTGGCTAAGTCAATAAACCTTAATTTTTTGTCCAACTTGTCCAGTAGTGCAACGTCTTGTCTGTTGTATTCGATAAACGTTCGGAAGTCATTGTTATAAAGTTGATCGAGGGTACCTTCATAAACAGTTTTCTTTTCACCGACTTCCATTTCACCAATGGCATCAAGTCTATAAGTGTGCCTTTCTTCATACGTATATTTACGATAAAGTTCAAGACTGTCTAAATGCTGTCTGCCTATTAGGTCATAGGTTTCCTGCTCTCTTCCATATTTTTCATATGTTCTTTTCTTAGGATATTGATCCCACAAACAAAAACGTCTTGTATCTTCTTTTGAAAGAACACGAGTAATACGGTTTACGGTATATGGAATATCATAACCTTCACTGTTCCAACCTGATAAAATATCTGCGTCTTTAATTAAGTCCAAAAACGTGTCGAGCATTTCGGCTTCAGTTTCAAACAGATATGTGTTAGGAAAATCCTTACATTCTTCTTTCGCCTGTTCCATAGTAAGTGTTTTGGGCGGAAGTGCTAGTGTAATAAGGCTATCAAGCCATTGTAGATGTACTGTGATTGCAGTAATGGCCGTAAAAGGATCTTCCGGTGAACTGTACCCACGTTCTGGATCAAAGTCTACCTCAATATCGAAAAACGCAACATTTAGATTTGGTGCATCTTGTCCAAGATAGTTTTCTTCTAGTAATCTATATACAGGATTGATATCTGCTTCAAATAATCCGCGGTGCTTGTTAATCTTTTGTTCTTTTAAGAAGTCTTTCCAACTTTTGCAAACAACACGACTGACGCTATCGCCAAAGGTACTTTTTTGCTTGCCTTTAGCATCGCCATAATAAAATACATATCTTGCGGGGAATTCGCGAAACTCACGTTCGCCTTTTTTGTTTCTCTCTACAACCTTGATAATGTCTTTATCACGATCCCAGAGTGCATCTACGTAACTCAATATCTTCTCCTATATATGCCACTTGCGGCTGGCAAAAACCAATTATGTCGTTTATGGCCGACTGACCTTCTTCAACATTATTTACTATTATACGTTCTGTGCCTAAAAAAATCAAGCCTTTAATTAATTTATTTTACCAAAGTCCAAATAAAGAATCCTATGAAGGTTAATTCTAGAATTCCTAATATAATTATGGCTAACCAATTATGCCAGGGTTTAGTGATATATGAAAGCATTTACCACCATCCTGCGGCTACACCAAATCCAAATACGTTTACACAAGCAAAATATGAAGTTAACAACATAATCCAAGCGGCACCTCTGCGCCAACTAGCATAAACTTGCGTAATGCTACCAATAAAGAATCCAGGATAAACTACCATCATATTAGGATCTCTTGCGTTAAAAGCCAACGTCATACTTGCTCCAACCGTAAAGATAAAACTAACAAGTTCAAATGAAAATGCTATTTTATCACTCCTGTAAGAGTTTATCCAAAAGTCTTTTACTTTTTGCAAAATTAGACTTTGTCCTTGCCTGTAGTAACAATGATGGTTTCTAAGTCTTCAAACTCATCAACTGCTTTTTGCCATTCACCTTTTTGTGCAATCTTAATTGCTTTGTTGATCAGTGCTGGTTTAATATCTAGTTCTTCTGCTACTGCTTTTACAGTATCACGTAATCCTTCTTGTAGGTCTTGCACTTCAGTTAGTACAGTTACACCTTCATTTACAATTTGGACCAATTTGGCTTTTTCTTCCGCGCCAAAAGTTCTATCACTCATGTGAGTCTCCTTTGTTAATAATTTTTATATTGTATATAGATTTATGCTAGTTGTCAAGAACTTTAAACGGAATTGGCACCGATTTGTCTAAGCACGTAAACCAAACATTGTTTGGGCCAATATGATGGTTGTTTGGTAGCAATTCGTTTACTGCTTTGTTTACACCAGGAAAATCCATATCGTGTCCACATAACCATCCGTTTGATTTAAGTTTAGGTGTATAGTATTCTATATCACCTTTTACACTATTGTAATCATGACCAGCATCAATAAACACAAAGTCTAAACTGTTATCTTCAATTTGATCGTGTACATGATGACTATGTCCTTGTATTGCTTTTAGTCGAGGTCCGTACTTTAATATTATATTGTCTTTGTAAAATAATTTAATATCATAATCAATAGCATACATTTTTAGATTAATAAATGTATTAAGCAAATAAAATGTAGTACGACCGTTGCGTACTCCGACTTCACATCCTAGGGTAGGATTAAATTTTTTTAATAAATCTGCTAAAAAATAGTCTCTTTTATTTGGACCGTTGTACTCTATTGTTCTTTTAATTTTGATTTTATCGTTTGCCATGCTTCTTCAAATCCGTCTTGGTGTATATATGCTTCTTCGTTGTACCATAATCTTTTAAAATAAGATTCTTTACAACTTAGTATTGTTTCGTGCGATGTGTTTAAATGACCTTTTACTTGCCAAAAGATTTTATATGCATCTTTGACATCCTCTAAAGTCAATCCTTCAATCCCTCGCCTTTATCTTTGTATGCCCATTCATCCGTGTGTCCAACGCTCCATTTAGGATTGTTCTCCACTGTGTAGTTCTGTGTGCATACTTTAAAATCTGGTGTCTTTCTTTCTGTTGGAATTAAACTTTGATCTGTAAACACTACCCTGTTGTTTGGTTGTGCCGCAAACTGTCCGTTGTTTAATTTAATAATATTAAATGTTTTATGTTCTGGGTCATGTTCTGCAAAATTTATATCAAGTGTCGAATGTTGTGCGTGACAGGTGTCTAGTGTAAACATATACTCACCTTTGTGCATTTTGCGATCCTTGCCAAAGAATTCACAATCGCATAGCATAGGCTTTTTAATTACTGTGATGTCGTAATCAAAACAATCCCAAATTTGTAATGTGTCTAGTGGAAGTTGATTGTCTTTGTCGTAGTCTTTCTTCCATACAAATGCTGATATAGGTAACTTATCATATAAAGCACCGTATTCAACTAGTAAAGTTTCAAAGTAAAGTGCTTTGCTTTGTATGCTTCTAATACTAATCCACATACCAGGAGTGAGTTCTCCGTGACCCTTTTGATGGTCGTACAGATATTCTTTTTTAACAAAAACTTCGATGGGTGGAAGATTGTGTACTAGAAACGCCATAAAAATCCTTTTTTTGTTTATGTACGTATTTATTGATTTCTACTAGATAATACTTGATTGATGCTGTCTTTATTTTTTCTATATTCACTAGCAAAAGGTTCTAAGATGTATGGATTATAATTTTCTATAAGATTTCCGTAGTCATACTGTATTCTATAAGCAAGTCGATTATCTGTGCTACCCAACCGTCTGTGTAATGTAATGCTATTATCAAACAAACATAAATCGTTATCGTTTTGATACCAGTGATCATATATGTATTCGTCGGTGAACAGTGTGCTGTTTATGTAATCAAAAAGTTTTTGTGCTTCTTCTTGCTTCATATCTTTTACTCCATAAACCGTGTTTACAGAATAATGCAGTCCTTTGTGTCCATATGGTGATTTGATAACCAAAGGTATATAACTATCTTCAGGGCACATATTTTTTTGAACAACATAATCCTGCTCTGCTCTTAATCCGGGATTTATTTTTCCCGGAGTGAATCTATGTTGTATAATGATTTGATCAAGTTCACTTCTAAAACTTTCTGTTTGATTTTCATACCATTCAGCAGTTGTAACAAATCCGGTGCAACTCTTGGTCATTCCTGTTCCACCTAATAAACTAACACCCGGAGTATGATTTAGATTAGCACTTTCATTACTGTGCCAAAGAAGTTCGCCTTCTGCGAACATACCGATTGGTTTTCCGTTTGCATCTTTCATTCCGCTAACACGCATAACTTCATCGGTTTCGCAGTAATTCAAAACAGTTTCAACCCACTTTTTATCTTCAGGATTTACTTGTTTACCGTTAATATTATCATTACGTAACAGTGCTGTTACATCTTTGGTATTGTATTCTTTTTGTAAATGAATTTCAAATAGATCAACGTGTTTACCCCATTGAAGAATCCTTTTAGAATATTCGTCTATGGTAAAATCTATATCACGTATAATTGTTACAAGGCTTTGTAGATGTATTGATCCTATTTCTAACCATAGGTCATCGTCTATATCTTTGGCTTTTAAGCCATCAATATAAACACCGTATTTTCCCATGCCGGGAATGCTAGTAACTTTCATAATAGTAATTATGCTTTACTAGGCTTTGATTTTACTTTTTTGGATTTGTGAAGTTTTGCTCTTGGAATTTTTAAATTCTTTTTACCATATATGTCTCCTACCTTGTGTCGATAGGACATGTGAGCAGGATCTAGTCCGTAGAAATAATCTACTACTTCTTTAATTTTCATCTTTGCAGTGTTCGCATTTACAAGTTGTGCAAACATCATTAGCACACTTTTCACACTCTTTACCGCAGTGATGATTGCATCCGCAATTTTCGCATTTACATTCAGTCATTTACTTACCCTCCAACTCTTTTAAAAAACTGGCAAATCCTCTTTCAAGTGATTCTTTGGTTGTTTCTTTGCGTTCTTTTTCTAATTGTGCTTTTCGACGCATTAGTTCTTTTTTCAATTCAGGATCCTTGTTTGTGTTAGGATCTGCTTGAATATCCTGTAGTGCTTTACGTTTAGCACGATAATCTTCATCGCTAATTTCTGTTAGTTTTTGAATACTTTCAAAAATAGTGTTAAGTTTAGTTTCAATGTTGTTTAATCTAGAATCAACTTCTGCCCATTTGTCCACGGTTTGTGTAGGTGCTATTGATATATTAGGATTTGGATTTGCTGGTTGCGGACGTTGTGTTGGTTTACCTATACCTGCTAGTGCGGCCATATCACTTGCACTAGTATCACTTACACCAGGAATATGTTTTCCTTTAATGCTTTCTGCTACCATACGTGCATGTGCATTTGGATCTGTTGTGTTATTATTTCCGTATTGTTCTTTTAAAGCACTACTTTGTTGCATAGGATTATCTGGAACCAGACCTTTATTTTCAATACCTAGTTTTGAAAAAGTGTTTAGTATTTTTTGTAAGTCTGCCATTGCCTATTCCTTATTCTTCGTTGGTGCCTTGACTCCAACACCATTCGCCTTCTGTGAATACTGCCCAAGCCATTGAATGTTCTTGTGTAACATTGAATGGTGCCCATTCTGCCGTGCTACTGGCACCTGTGATTCTTACGCCGCTGTTGTCAAATGCGTATCTTGCTCTACAATTTACTCTAATATCGTTTATGTTGCCTGCACCATCTGAACTTGCCACAAAGGCCATCATCTGTCCTTCTTGACCATTAGCCAATGTAAAGGTTGTTCCAGAGCCGTTGGCAATCAATACCACCGTGCCAGCAGTTAGAGGTATTTCTTGCGGAGACGCTTCTCCTGATAATCTCACAGACCTTTTGCCTCTTTGCGGTCTATTTGGGTTTATGTTACTTAAGATTGCCATGGTCTACTCCTTACATTTTGACACAGTTATCAACTGTTTTTCCGTTTTTCTTTTTAGTGCCCATACGCTTGTAGCCTTTCCAGCATACTTTGCCATCAACACCTTTTTGTTTTTCTTCTGGTAATGTTGTGTAACTTGGTTTACCACATTCTTTGCAAATATCTTTAGACTCGTTAAGTTTTTGTTCTAGTGATTCAAAATAATCATCTTTCATATCCTTCATGCTCATCATGCGTTTGCGTTCTGCTTCTTGTTGACGCTCACCTTCCATGTATGCGTGAAGTGTTTTTAATTGTTCGTGTACACCACTAAATTTGTTCTGGAACCATTCTGGAAACACGCCACCTTTGTGTACGTGATCTTTAATTTCGTCAGCGGCATATTTGATAAAAGCAATTTGATTGTCCAGCATTTCTGCTTCGTAACTGCTTGCTGGTTCATCATATTTGTCTTCTTTAATCATATTAACTCCTTTTTAAGGTACCACCGAAAATAGAAGTACCCTTCATGTCCAGTGCATTGTCTGTTGGTTTTTGTGCTTTGGCTTTTGGTGGATTTGGTAATCCTCCCATAAGTCCATATTTTTTACGTGTCTTTTTATCACCTATAGCAATATGCGGACTTACCACTGTTGCTATATTTCCTGCACTTGTAGAACCTGCTGTTGCTGTTTCGTCAATTGTTTGTAGTGCTTTAAAAATGTCACTTGATTCTTTTTTCTTTTCGTCCGACGAATGTCCAAAAGACTTGTGAACCAGTTTATCTAATTTTTTATGAAACTTATCAATTTGTTTTTTTGATGCTTGTTCTTGTGTTGACTCTCTGTTTACCTTAACTTTGTAACCATCTGGAGCATATTTGTTGTACACTTCAAAATCCGGGTCAATAACTTTTTGTAAATTTCTAATTGCGTCTCTTTCAGCAACACCTCTTTGCCAAACACTATGATCATCGCTGTAATCATATGACCAATCATGTCTTTTAAGTTTGGTAATATAATCGTCCATTGCTTGTGGACCTAGTTCTTTTGCTTTTGCTTGACGATCGGCTTCTGCTTTGTCTTTGGCCGCTTGT